CTAATTTACTTACCTAGCATTTTCATAACATTCAGTGTGGTCATAGTCTCTAGTGAATTACCACTCTCACTTGAACCGCTAACTACTGTAGGCATATTAACTACCATATTAGATCGGTACATAGCCAATGCCTTAGCTTTATCAACTTCAAGAGCTAACACTTGTTTATCAATAGCCTCATATTTAGCTTTATCTACAGCAGCTTCAGCAAAACCTTTCTCTTTGATAGCTTCAGCTTCATACTTAGCAGCTACAGCAGCAGCTCGTTGGATACCTTCATTAGCTTGTGCAACTTGCAACTCACGCTTCTTATCAATGATAGCAAGAGATGCTACTTTATTACGTTCTACTGTTTCTTTCTGAGATGCTAGACGTGCTTCCTCTACAGACTGTTCACCTCGGATAACAGCAGCATCCTTCTGAATCAACAGTGAATTAGATTGCTCAATACGCTTACGATTACCTTCTAGCTCAGCAGTGATAGCTTTCTGACGCTCATTTTCCTGATCTTCAATAATAGCTGCACGTGCACGAACACGTTTCTGCTTATCAATCATGAACTCAGCTAGACGATCATCAGCAGCATAGTCTACAACATTAATACCTGATGGCACGATAGTGATACCGTATGTACTGATAGCTGTCGGAGTGCGTTTAAAGTTACCTTCTGCATCTTGTGTACGAATTACTTCAAATACAAACTGTTCTCCTACACTCGCCTTACCAGATTCTCGATCAAGGTCACGATTAGCCACTTCAGCTTCAACCAGACGTTTCTCTCGTTTAGTAATATACATACCGAACGTAGCTTGGTCAATCAATCGTGACTTGAACTCATTCTGAGCACCTTGCATGAAGTACTCTGCTCGGAACTGACTAGCTGTGTAGTTTAACAAGTCTTGAGAGAATGGTAACAATGTTGTACCAAACAGATTACGACTATTCTTAACTTTATCGTGCATAGCTTCTAGCTGCTCAGGCACTTTAGGTAAAGAGTATCGGAAACTTCCTTCTACACTGACACCATATGTATCCGAGAAGACTAGTACACGTGGTTGTGAGCACGTTGTAGCTGTTTCACACAAACCTTTGTTATCCGTGATAGCAACAGTACCTTCCTGAGAGTATGTTGTTACAGTGGAAAAGAAGGGAGCTTTCAAACGAATACCTTCAGTAGTGTACCAAGTAGCTTCACCTGATATATTATTTTGAATACGAACAGTCTCACCAGAGCTTACTGTTGTGTAACTACTAAGTGCTGTGATTAACGCTAACACTCCAACCACAGATAAGACTACAGTTTTGACAATTGATTTACCTTCGATCATATTATTTCTCCTTTGTTTAATTGAGGTCGTACTATACTACTGTTTAATTAGAATTGCAACACTTTATTTAGAATTATGCAGACATTGGAAAATCAATCTTACCTAAATGATAATAGTTTGAAACATTCACGTAAGCTTTAGCATGTAAGTCTTGGTACACTACTTCATCCAAAGTTCTGACCCACTCTAGAACATTAATCTTACCCACAGCTTTCAAAGGCTTCCGTCCCATCATCTCCATAACCCCTTCTATCTGATCTTCATAGATATGTGGTGTGACAATGTAGTGAGTGCATTCACCAGCTTCTAATCCAGTTATCTGAGCCATCATATTTAGAAGGAACCAACACTGGATAGAATTGTAAGGGATACCTAGAGGTGCATCACCTGATCTCTGAGTACTATTCAAGTATAACACACCGTCTAGTATTGTGAAGTGGTGAGAGTACATACAAGGTCTAATACAACCTTGATCAAACTCATCAGGTTTATAGAATGTGATTATCTCAGAACGATCATCAATACCTTGTTTAAGGTTATTGTAGACCTTCTGAATTAAATCAACTCCACCAAAATCCTTAGCGATAGCTCCATAAATCTTACCCAGATCATCTTGTCCTTTACGATTAGGATTATCTAACCAAGCTTGTGTCTCATTAGCATTAGCAAACCAACTCTTAGTTCCAATATTAGCAAAGTCCTGAGCATTTGTATAACCTCTCAGGTAGCCAATGATTTCAGCTATAGCACTAATAGGGAAGCTCTGCTTAATCGTTAACAGAGGAGCCTCAGACGCTTTGTAGGTAAATGTGTAGTTTGGTATGGTTAGGCAAGCTTTACCTGTACGATCATTATCTACCCAAACACCTGTTTCAAGTATCTTGTTTATCATGTTGATATATTGTTGTTCGTAAGTCATTTATTCTCCTTCAAAATCAAACGAACCTGTTACCCACTCTTTAACTACTTTGAAACCTTTTTGACTATAATCAAAGTCTTCACCAAAAGGGTAGTCATTATGGCTTGGGTACCATTTATTCAGATGATATTCACACGAACTGTAACTCATCTTCATGTCCATATCATAGTAAGTGTATACTTCCTCCCCATTGAAGCTGGAGATCCTGTGTAGAGTTGGTGTGGTACTACAATCATAACCTTCCCACTTAGTATGTGCAAGATATTTATATCCACACTCCTCCTCTAGCTTCTTTAAATAATAAAGATATTTCTCTCGTTCTGAGTCAGAGTCAAACAAGTGTAATCCGTCTAATTCACCATGTGACTCACTATTCTTGTCGTTATAGAATCCTCCCCAAGTGTAAAGTGCATACTGATATTTCATTTTATTCTCCTTTACAAATCATCTGTATCACGCCAGCCTAGAAAGCTAGGAAAACGTGGCTTATCTTTAACTCCAATAGCTTGATACTTAATCTTAGCTAGTTGACCAATGTACATATCACGGTTATCCCAAATATCTTGACGTTGTGCATCTGAGAATCCTGTTCCACACTCAAAGTGTATACCATTCAAGTCTAACTGTAAAGCGCCTAACATATTAGTCGGGATAAGATTCTCTTTGTTACTACTTCGCTCAGTACGCCCTAACTCATTAGTCTTAGCCTCGTTAGCATTGTGCATTCTCTCAGTAAAACCAATCACCTTGGCTTCAGCATCTACAAAAGGTTTCAGTTTAAGTAAATGCTGAGAGTTTACAGTGGATCGTCCAAACTTGTAAGGCTGAGTGAGTGATCGTACCATGACACCTTCATAACCTTCTTTGATAAGTTTGTTATAATATAACATTAAGTTTTCTTCTGTTGTGATGTGTTCACATGTAACAAGCTCCACAGAGTCCCAATCGAACAGCATCTTCCAGCTCAACTTTTCAAATCTATTTTCAAATGAATCAGGGACGTTCCACAAGTCAAATACAAACAACTTAACATCTGGAAAACCCTCCGCACTCATAACCCCTGAGGAAGTCTTCTGAAATACATCTGGTGCAGTTGCCTCACCTACAATCAGCTCACCATCAAATCCTTCATACTCGTCTTTGCCGAATAACGATTGGACATATTTGTTACGTATGGGTTTTAAGCTACGACTATATACAACACTATCTTTGATAATAACTCGTATACCGTCTAGCTTGGGTTGTACGTAAACTGGATATTTAACCTTACTTAGATCAGCCTCTACAGCTAGCATTGGTTTCATTTATTATCTCCTTTAGATTTAAACCAACTCTTCACGCCATTCCACATCAGCCCACACGTGTGATATAGATTGCACCATAATCGTACTTGGTAAACGCACAGGATGATAAAACCCAGTATTCCTATGTATTGTAGATACTCATTCACAACTCTTCTCCTGTATTATCTGGCACGGCAATGCAGTAGGACATGATATCATCCAACGCACCTGTGTGAGCTGAATCGGGTGTGAACACTTTATATGAAGACTCATACTCTACGCTACCATCTCTCAATTCTATAGCATGACTATTATCAGGTAACTCTCCTTCACCGTTCCAACCATCCCAAATGTATTTCATTTTCATAATACTTCCTCCTTATATTATAGCAATATCAACATCTTCTTATACTCTCTCTGATATTGCAACACCATATCAAGCCAGAGTCTCTCACAAACAAGATACTCAATTATATCTGAGTTGAGTCCTTGGGGAGTGCAATCAAAGTCATAGTCCTCTATCTTTGTTCTGCACCACACTTGACCATTTCTAATCCTAACTGCAACAGTGTTGTCTGGAAGAGTTGACCTGCCTTTACATTCAAACCAAGTGTACATAACCCTCTCCTAATGCAAATGATCTAAATCGTCATCCCATTCATCGAGCCAGCTTCTGTTCACTTCCACACTCAGTACATTAACATACTTTTGATATGCTTTGTCTACAACGTAGACAGCTCGGTCTTCTGAGCTACATGGTACTACGATTAATCCATAATGTGCAACTTCGATTATCACTGTGAATATCTCCACAGGTTGTCCTAGTTCTGTTGTTCGTATGTTCATATTAGTCTTCCTCCTCAACAACTATTTCAGTGAACCCAATTAGATCTAGATCCTCCTCAACTCCCCAGAAACAACTGAAATAAGACTCTCTTCGTTTATCCCAAGAAACAAGCCCACTGTTGTAGCTAGAGCAGTCTAACTTACCATCTTCAACCCTGACCATCTCATCTGTAGGTAGGTAGACTCTCTTACCTTCACTGTTAATTCCAGTTATAGATTCTAAGTTACACCCATTATAAGGACTTAGATCAGTTGTGTAAGATCTATCCTGAATCATTTTATCCCACAAACTCTGATTCACTTCTCTGATACGGGACACCAGACTCTCTTTTTGTTCTAGTAGCTTTTTCAACTCTTTATTTAAATCATTCATTGTTTTCTCTCCATTTCACGTTTAAGTAACAACCCATGTGCATAAACCATTCCCTGTATTGGGTTGTCAGATTGAATAACTCTATGATCAGTTCCTAACTCTTCAAGAAGCTTATTAAAATCTTGGTAAGCCATATATCCACATCTCTCAGAATTCTCTAACAGAGTATTCAGTAATGTTATTGCTTTATCACAGTCTTCCATCATAACACCTTAAATACTTTATTGTACTTATCAAACTCTACCCATTTACCATTCCAACGTACTAGCACTTCGTTCAGACTAGAAAAGTAATGAAGAACATTTCTCCCCACTAATGATTGTAATTGCTTTGAGATAAGCTTGTGGTCGTACTCACGTGCATCTTTTAGGACAGATCCGTATTGGTTATCCCATTGTGTTGTTAAGTTCATATTATTTGATCTCCTTAATCCAATCTCTAACTTGCTGCTCAGTATGAAACACAAGTTCCTCACCATCTTCACCCATTGTAATATAATCACCTTGCCACAAGACTTGAGCAACCCAGTATTCATTTAGTTCCATATCTAACTCCTTCTGTGGACGCATCTTACATTTTCTTAATTCTTCATGCATGTTTATTCTCCTTTGATTTAGTATGTGTAGATTGTAATCTAGTTAAGTATCTTTGTCAACTACTTTTGCACAGTTTCTATCATATTAATGATAAGTTGTTGTGCATCACATTTGACACTTCTTATTAACTCACATCTAACTAAGTAAACAGAAGATAAAAGATAATAAAGAAAAGATAAAGTGTGCTCAGGTATTAGTCAAGAATCTTGTTAAGATATCTAAGCTTCGCTTAAAACGTTTAACATGTAATGTGACTAACATCTAGTTAAACAATCTAAGAATATATAATCTTTCATTCTATCGAATGTTTATTGTTTATCTTTGCAAGATGCGAGTCAATGTGCTTTACTAGATGTCTAAGCGTTGCTTAGAAGTTAGTAAGAATACTTGACTAGTTAACCCCTAGACCAGATTAATTAATACAATACCACACTTTTCCTAAAATGTCAATACCATATCAACTCTAATCTAATATTGTTCATACTAGGACAGAGTTCATGCATCACGTACAGAGTTAGTACTGTCTATAAATAATGTGAAAACAATTAAATAAAACTATTTGCAAATTAATTATAAATATGTTAGGTAAAGGGGGTTGACAGAATCACCAAAGTGTGTCATACTACACGTATATTAAATGATACTACAAAAGGAGGTTAAATGAGGTGTCTTTGTTGTAATAAGAAATTAACAGATTCAGAAATGAAGAAGAAGTATTCAGATGGTAGCTTTATGGACACTTGCTTTAATTGTAGAGCATTAGGTAATCATAAGTTTGGCTATAGCGATTTGTTTGAAGGTAAGCAAGGTGATGTCGTTGGAGAGCTTTTAGACAAGGCTATGCAAGATCATGAATAAGTAATTTAAACAGGGTGCTTGACAACAAGTTCCCTAGAAGATAGTATTAATTATGGAACAATAAGGAGAAGAGCTATGAAACAGTCAATGTTAAAAGAGTATATGACAGCAGCACAGCGAAGCACACTAGGGGATTTACCCACTACGCATGAAAACTGTATGCGTTTGCTGAAGGTTGCACGTCCCGGTAAAACTGCCCGTGACTTAGCTAAGAAGGGTGGTTAATATGAAACAAGTTCACAAGCCAATTGAGACTACACAGTTTAGTGATTTAGCTTCACGTTTGTCTAAAGCTGAGCAAATGATTCGTGTGAATAATGCCAGTGCTGATATGCTGTATGAGCAAACTGGACAAGTTATGCCACGATTTGATGTAGAGCAAGCTAAACGATCTATTCAGAAAGCTTATGACAAATTCTATGGATATGATAATAAGTATCATGCTTTGTAAATGAATACTCCCGACAGGGTCGTGCCTACTACGTTAGTGTAGGGTGCTTTGAATTAATACTTATTGGCTGAGAGATCTAAAGCTGGCGGACATGTAAAGATGCGTCGAATCTTCCTGTTAATTCAGTGAACGGGGTTCCGTGGGTTTGAATCCCACATAAGTATTAATTCAAAGCACATGCCCATCTGAAAGGAGTTCCTATTAGATGGATACTAGTTAAATGTGCTTTACCACCATACTTTGAATACAGTTTCACGCGAGCAACATACAGCCTCCTGAACGACTTGATTGGTGTGGTAAATGTTTAGCTACGGATATCCCTGCTTAGGCAGCTCACCGTAGTGTTAGCAGTGCAGAAAGTTACGAGAGATAGTGCTGCACCACGTTACGCTCTCAGCAATCCTGCTCTGCTTCGGCATCAGGCTTTCAAGACCAACTCCCTCCCAGACATACGAGCTGAGAGATTCGTGGTTGGCTCCTTCGTAGAGGATTTAACTACGCACCGTGTAAGTCTATTGAGAGTGCTTGGTAGCATATAACTCAAGATAAGGACTAGAGGATTCTGGTCGGGTGCTTGAACTTAAAACCAAACTCTCATGCGAAAATAGGCGGAGTCGGTTTGGTAGCAGTTAGTTAGTCTGCTTATCAAAACTAAAGGAGACAGTCAGAAGTCCCTCTCCCAGTTAATCTGGTGATGTCGTCTGATATAAGTCGAAAGTGTTATTAACCAACGATAAGGCGGTGAGTAATTCTGGCTAGTGGATAAGCCTAACCCACTGACTCAAACACGTTGTGAAACGTTGCTGAGTATCTGTATTAATAAGCCGTGATCGAACTCTACGTTGTTGGACGGCTCTAAATAAAACCAACTAACTGAGCGTGATATGAATATTGAGTCATCCATAAACACTACGTGAAGGTGTTTCACTGGGAAGGAGCTGCCGAGAGGTGCCAGCACAGAACCTGTAAGAAGGTTGTAGTCCGTGACATGTAAAAACGTGAACGTCTCCCATTTGAATAAAGGTTCTCGATTATCCTTCCCCAGAAATCGTTCAATTTCACCCTCCTCTAGCCTGTGGTCGGATTAGCTAAAAGCATTAATATGTATTCTTAGCAACCACAACTCTGTTAGGTTTTCCTCCTTTCTCCTAACAGAACCTAGTCCTACGGTGTATCCATCCATAATACAAACTCCACCACCGTAGGGCTAACCCTCCTTCTCCTGTCCCACCTAACACTCTTCAAGGTAGATCCAGATGTTCTCCACATCACTACCTAATCTTTTACACAAGGAAACCTAATGATAATCACACAAGATTCTATTCTCGACTATAGCTTTGAGAACGCCCCCATATTAGCGTCACAGATTAGTGACCTACCTCATAAAGAGAAACGTGAGATATTAGTCACGTACTTATCAGAAAGAATATCAGGAAGTGTAGATCCACTTAAGTCAACAGGTAAGAGACGTGGAGCCGCTAAAGCTAGTCGAGCTGATTTCGTCTACCTCACATTAGAACACCTAGAGAAAGAATTCATAGGTGATGATGATCCCGATAACCTATTCGCATTACGTAATACACTTCCAGATGGTGACATCATAACCAACAAGTTTGGTAAACCATGTTACATATCTTCTAAAGCCACATTCCAACATGATGATGAAATAGCAGAGTTATTTAAGACGCTAGGACGTGGTGAGGCGTTGAACATGACAGCCTACCTATTCACACATGAACGAGAGAAACTCAGATCAGCCTCCCAAGACAATTATATTCGTATGATTGATAATGCCACTTCTGGTAGCCGCTTAGAATTCTGTGAGCTAAACCCTGACCAGTATCGTGTATTCTATTCCGTTAAGAATCCTCAAGGCTTACCAATGTTCATCTATGATAAGCAGGAGAAGAGATTCTTCAACTATTCATGGGGACAGCCTAATGCTTTCCTAAGACCATTCCATGAAGACACTTTTGGTGTGGACATGGCTAAGAAGCTTATCACACGTAATAATGAGAATGATCATCTACTTGAAGTCTGTATTGAGTATGGTTGTCCTAAGACTAAGGAAAACAACTACAGCAACAAGAAACGGGATTGGCGACCATTCAGTGAATTCTGGAATAACTCATCAGCACTAATTAAAGAAACAGATCGTATCCAAGGTGTTATCTCAGTCAATGTACGTGAGATGAAACCAATGACTATCCCAGACATACACTCATCCATCATTGCTGGTAATCCCGATGCGATGCCTTTGGATAAAGATGGTGTATATGATGATGTTAATTATAATCAAATGGTCAACTTTAACCCACAGAAGATACTTATCCAGATAGCCGCTAATGATAAGAAAGGGTTAGGGTTAAGAGACTCAGAAGACGTTACAGTTAATCAACGACTGAAAGCTGCTGAGATACTGTACAACCGATTACCACGTAGTAGACCTGCTCAGAAAGCTCAGAAAGCTGAGGGTGGAGATAGTTCACACGTTGTTGTCACATTCCCTGAGAAAGAGGGTTATGAGGACAAAGGTAAGAAGCGATTGAAAGTGGGATCTGATGAAGCTCAGGCTGTGTTGGATTTTGTTAATAATAGTTCATACGAGACAGAGGAAGCTGAATATGCTTATGTTGAGGAGTAGGTATGGCGGATAAGTCAATTAAGAAATCGAATATACAAACATTCAGTCCTAAGTCTGAACCGCAACGGATGTTTGTAACGAACCCAGCTGATATTGTTTTATATGGCGGCAGTGCTGGATCTGGAAAGTCATTTATGGCCTTAATTGATGTATTACGTTATGTAGACGATCCTTATTATCGTTGTGTTTTCTTTCGTAAGACTTCTAAGTTGATTACAAACCCCGGAGCACTCTGGGATGAGGCATCTGACATATATCCTAAGTTTAAAGGAGTTCCTAATAAATCAGCTTTGAAGTGGACTTTTCCATCTGGTGCTGAGATATACTTCTCTTATCTAGAACAAGAAAAACAGAAGTATGACTGGAAGGGTGCACAGTTATCGGCAGTCTATTTTGACGAGACTACCGAGTTCACTGAAACAATGTGCTCATACTTAGCATCTCGTTTACGATCCAAAGCTAAAGTAGATAGTTACATGAAGTGGCTTACAAACCCTGACGCAAACAGTTGGTTACGCAAGTATGTAGACTGGTACTTACAAGAGGATGGAAGACCAGATCGCTCTAAATCAGGAATCATCCGTTGGTTTGTTAGGCGAGGTGATGACATTGAATGGGCAGAGACTAGAGAAGAGCTTATTGAAAGGTATGGAGAAGGTACTGAACCTAAGTCTTTTACATTCATCTCAGCAACATGTCTTGATAACCCTGTCAACTTAGAGAACAACCCCGGCTATCTCTCCGAATTGAAATCACTTCCAAGGGTTGAGCGAGAGAGGCAGCTTCATGGGAATTGGCACGTAACGGAAGAATCCAGTGGTTACTTCAAGAAAGAGTGGATAACTGAAACGGGTAATCTAGTCACACCTCTTGAGTGTGAGAAAGTGAAGAAGAAGGCCACTGTTAGAGCATGGGATTTAGCTTCCGAACTCCCTTCAGAGGTGTATAATAATCCCGATTTCACTGCTTGTGTGAAAATGAGCCTTGGTGTGGACGGCTATTATTATGTAGAAGATGCTTACAAGTTTAGACAACGCCCACATGAAGTACAGAAACAAATGAGAGAGCAGGCTGAAGAAGATGGGCAGGGTTGTACAATCGTATTCCCTCAAGAAGTAGGTGCAGGTGGTAAGTATGCAGCTGACTCCCACTCTAAAAACCTTGTAGGCTTTCATTTTAAACAGGCTAAAACTTCTGGAAGTAAAGTGTCAAGGTTCTTGCCTTTCTCGGCAGCAGCTGAAGCAGGTTTAGTTAGGGTTGTTAAGAAAGATTATTACAGAGACCCTTGGACTGGTGCATCCTACGGATGGCTTGACTTTCTGACAGATTTAGAGGTTGATATAGGTTCACGTAAGATCAAAGACGATGTACCTGATGGAACAGCGGACGCATTCCATCAATTAGTTAATGGTAAGCGTATTGTAGATGACATAGATATTGACTTCACAACTGACGCGAATGCTTGGAATCCTGCTTAACATTCCAAAAAGTCATGCAAAACTCCTTTCACATGAAAATAAATCATAATAAACCTTGACGATCTTATAGCCATTCGCTATTATAATCGTAGACAAGAGAGGCACCCTTCTATGGAAGCACAAGAATATACAGTAGAATTGGGAGCGACAGGTTTAAAGCACAGCGGTGGCATCGTGGACGAAGAGATTTTAAAAGACCTCGAATTCCCCCGCTGTATTAATGTTTATAGGCAAATGGAAAATGACCCTTTAATAGGCGCAGCTATTCTGTCTATAAACCAGTTCATAATGTCGTCCCAGTGGTCAGTCGTTAAATGCGATGATCCAGACCTACCAAAAGCTGAAGCTGAGAAGCAAGCTGAGTTCCTAAGACAGTGTATGTTCGAAGATATGGAGCGTCCATTCTCGGAGGTACTATCAGAAATATTATCATTCCTTGTATATGGTTTTAGTTTTCAAGAAATCGTATTCAAAATACGAGCAGGGAAGAATAGCAACCCATTACTAGATTCTAAGTTTAATGATGGTAAGTTTGGTTTCAGAGATTTCCCAATCCGCTCACAAGACACAATAGATGACTTCAATATTGAGAACAGTAGATTAAAATCTATTCATCAACAAGATTATTGGAACAACGTTGATGTAGATATTCCAATTAGTAAGTTGTTACATTTCAGAACAACATCTTATAAGAATAACCCAATGGGTAAGAGTATTCTACGGAATGCTTATCGCTCCTACTATTTTAGACGCAACCTTGAAGTTCAAGAAGGTGTTGGTGTAGAGCGTGACCTAACAGGTATTCCAGTTATACGTATCCCTGCTAAGTATCTATCGTCTGATGCCAGTGACTCTCAGAAAGCAATGGTATCTAAACTACAACGTGTAGGTACATCATTAAAGCGTAATGACCAATCGTTTATAATGCTTCCTTCTGATATGCATGGAGAAGCTGGTGATGGTAAGTATCAATTTGATATATCACTGTTATCAAGTCCCGGAACACGTCAATTAGGTTTAGAGCAAACAATACAACGACACGATATGCGAATGATGCAAAGCTTAAATGCTGGCTTCATTATGATTGGTACACAGTCTGTTGGTAGTTTTGCTCTATCATCTAATCTAATCTCTGCCTTTACCACATCCATTGTGAGCTACTTAGATGTAGTGGCTAATCAGTTTAACAATAAAGCCATTCCACTCCTTTGGGAAGCTAATGGTTGGGATATTAATAAATGTCCTAAGTTAGTACATGATGGTATTGAGAAGATTGATCTTGAAGCACTTGGTAAGTTCCTTAAAGCCGCTGGTGAAGCAGGTTACTTAACACCTGATGAAGAGATTGAACAAAACATTCGTGAGAGAGCTGGTCTTCCTCATAAACATGTCAGTGAACTAGAATCTCTACGTGAAACAGAGCGTCAACGTAAAATGGAAGAAGCTAATCCACCTTCTACTGAACCAAATCAAGATGATGCGGATACAGGAGGAGACTAGATGGCTGAGCGTTCACCCTTCCCAGATGAAGAGGGTGTTCGGTTAGAAGAAGATGAAGAGACAGTTGAGGCTTTAGTCTTACTTGCCCTCCTTAAACTAACTTCACGGACACCAACTTCTATTCGTAGAGACTATTCAAACGGCACCCTTTCTGAACGTATTCAACAACTGATAAACCAATTCAAAACAGGTCTTGATTCCACGCTACCAACCCTAATTAGCACAGCTAACTACGGGTCTAGGTTAACGGTTGATAGACTTAGTTCTTATTCTGGTAATGACATAAACACCACTGCTCAGGATATAGATTACATATTAGAACAGAATATCAACGAAATATTGAATTCAACTAATACTGCAATTGAAATGGCTCAGTTAGAAGAATCAGATGTCACTACAACTGTTTTACCTTTCGTCATTGGACTTAATTCTAATCAAGCTAAAAAGCTTATTAATTATACCAAGGCAAATCAAGGTAGGCGTAAGTTGGAAGATATTGAACGTACTCTATCTAAGATGCGAGATGAAGCTCTTACTTATAGAGCCTCCTTAATCTCAACAAGCGTAGTAGAAGATGTTCTAGAGGAAGGTAAGCTTATAGCTGCTAATCAAATTCAACTTGGATCAAGTGTTACCTTATTCAAGACTTGGAATTGTAGCTTTATTAATTCATGCCAAGTTTGTATTGGCTTACATGGTGAGAGCGTCCCAATTAACTCAGCTTTTTCAACTGGGATATTTAGACCAAAAGCTCACCCACACTGCCATTGTGCATTAACTATAGACGAGGTTGGATAATGAGCCAGACTCTCAAAGAGAAACTCTTAGAGTTCATTGATAAAAACTTTGATGGTTCTAGCAAAGAACCTGAACCAGTTGTTGAGGTTACTAAATCACTAGACTCCGAGCAACGTAGGGCTATGTTTGTAGCACTTGAACCACAAGAAGGTGATGAAACATCTGACTTGCAAGGTGATACATACACAGCAGAGGAAGTTGAGAAAGCTTGTAATAACTTTAATGTTCATTGCAAGAAAGCAAACATCTTCCACAAGATACAAACTGAGAAGGCTGTCATTGAACAGTCATTTATCACTCCTTCTGCTTTCACACTAGATGATGGTCGTGAAATTAAGAAGGGTACATGGTTGCAGTGGTGGCACTTTCCTGAAGGTGATACTACTAGCGATATGCTCTGGAAAGCGGTGAAGGACGGTAAGATTACTGGTATTTCTATTGGCGCTAGAGCAAAGACGGAGAAGCTAGATGACTAAACTTATAGCTACAAGAAAACTAAGTGACATTAACTTTGAAGATGAAGGTAGTCATGTAGCCCTCGTAGGAGACTTCCAAGGTGGAGCTGCTAATGGGTTCTCAACCCTTATAACCAAAGCCACAACCGAAGTATCTGATGAAGACCTCCAGAATGCTCTGGAAAACGATATTAATAAATCCCAAACCGAAGAGGTAGACAACACTATGTCAACTATGACACCTGAACAAGTCCAAGAAGCTATCACTAAAGCATTAGCTGATAACGCTAAAGAAACTGAAACCCTAATTGCTAAAGCTAAGCAAGAAGCTAAAGATGAAGCTGAGACTAAATTCTCTGCTCAAGCTGCTGAACTTCAAGTATTAAAAGCATTAGAAGATGGTCGTAAAGAAGCTAAGTACACTGATATTGCTAAATCACACAAAGCTTTACTAGGTGATGATGTTGTAGAAGCTGATCTAGTCAAAGCTCTTAAAGATGCTGAGTCCGTTGAGTCTCTAGCAACTCTAGTTAAAGCTCTAGACGTTTACAAACACAAACTATCTAACGTAGGTTTGCTAGGAGAAGTTGGTAAGTCCAACACTAAAGCTCAACCTACTGCTGATGATGTAGAAGCTAAACTAGATGCAGCTATTACTAAGTATCGTTCTGAGAAGAATGTAACAGAAGCTGAAGCAACTGCCGCATTAGCCGAGTCTCAACCAGAATTGTTCAAAGCACTTTACGCTTAATTCATATAATAAATAGAGGAATATATACATGGCTTTTTCAAATGTCCCTGTTGGTGTTTATGGTAACACCGAAGTTGCTGCCGACTTAACTGGTAAACTTTTCTACGCAGGTAAGATTGATTCAAATGGTAACATCGCTGTTGCTGCTTCTGATGCTGGCGGTGCTATTGATGGTGTTATTACACTAGATGCTCCTGCTGGTCGCGCTGGTCGTATGACTTTCGTAGGTATCGAAAAAGTAGCTCTAGGTGGAACAGTTACTTTTGCTGATGAGTTAGCTATCAATGCTGCTGGTCAATTCGTAGCTGCTTCTAGTGGTGATATTGCAGTAGGTCGTTGCCTTTTAGGTGGTGCTACTGGTGGTGTCGGTTCTATGTTGATCTACCCAAAAGCACAATACACACTAGCTTAATCTAAGGAGCAATTTTAAAATGACACAACCTACACAATATCAAGTATTAGATGCGGATCGCGTCTTAACTAACCTATCTATTGCCAACATGGCGAACCAAGACAACTTCATTGCTGGTCGTGTGTTCCCAACTGTTCCAGTTAACCTACAAGCTAGTAAATTTAAAACTTACAAGTCTGGTGACTTTGATCGCACTGAAATGCGTATCACTGCTGATGGTAGCCCTGCTCCATTGACTGGTTTCGGTTATGGTGAAGATAACTACTTCTGTGACACTTACAAGCTAGGTGCTGTAGTTGGTAATGCAACTATTGCTAATGCTTCTAGTCCTTTGCAGCCTTTGCAAGAGACTACTATGTTGCTAACACGTCAAGCTATGATTTATCGTGAAGAACGTTTCTACGATGCTTATATCAAAGAGGGTGTTTGGGCTACTGACGCTCAAGGTGTTGCTTCTGGTGCAACAAGTAATCAGTTCATTCAGTTTAGCAACTACACTACTTCTGATCCAATCAGTGTAATGGCTGATCGTCTGGTTCAGTTCTCTTTATTGAATGCTGGCACTAAAGCTAACAAGCTTTTGATTACTCGTGACGTATTCAACGTATTGAAGAACCACCCGTCTATCATCGAACGTATCATCTACATTGCAGGTAGTGAACCAGCTATCATCAATGAGAAACATCTATCAGCTTTGTTTGAAGTTGAAGTGATGGTGTTGGATGCTGTACGCAACACTTCTCTTGAAGGCGTTGATGCTTCTTATTCTTTCTTCAAAGAAAATGCAATGTTGTTGCTTTATGCTGCACCTACTGCTGGTTTGATGACTGACTCTGCTGGCTTCATCTTCTCTTGGACTGCATTCTCTGGCTACGGTGGCTCTGTCATCAAGCGTGAAGATCGTCGTCTAGAACAAGGTGGTGGTAAGTATCTTGAGATTGAACAATCTTGGGACATGAAGTTGCGTAATGCAAACATGGGAATGTTCTTCTACGATGTAATTGCCTAATTAACTAGGAGGATCTATGAGTTATTTAAAACCTTATGATCCTTCTGCTGATTACGTTGTGATTAGAGGCTTTATCGAAACAGGTATTGCCTATAAAGAGGGGGACGAGTATGTCCCTCGCTTTGATTCTCGTAAGCGTAAATTCCGACACTATGTAGCTCGACGCATTGCTCGTAAAGATGTTGTTGAACCTGTGGTAGGAGAAGTGGAAGAATCAAAAGCAGAGAAGTCTGCACCAGTGGCTAAGAAAGCAACTAAACCTGCTCCTAAGAAAACCACCACTAAAACTAAGACTAAAACACAAGCTGTTGATTCAGAGTGATGGTCTAAATTGTAGGGCATTTTCGAGTGCCTTATTGTTTATATCATAATGATAAAATGATGAGGAAAATACTATGATAAATGAGATGAATATCTTTGAGCCTAGTTATCATTCCCCACATAGGGTGTTTGTTGTAAAGGCAAACGGAGGTAGTGTTGTGGTTGAAATAGAGACAGGTGTTGACGAGTGGTTTGTTGATAGCACTCACACAGAGGATATATCTACTACGATAGAGCAATACGGGGCTACAATTCGTATAACCCCTTCCAATGGTGCTAGTTATAGTTTGAGGTAAAGACATGCCTATAACAAAAGAAAAGTCCACAGATTTAACATTAGAAGATATAGACTTGTCCTCTAAAGAGGATGTTATAGGACCTTCTAACAGAGTAAATGCTTCTCACGTAGGTGCCAATGGTTCTGTTAGTAACACTGAATATGGATACTTAGATGGAGTGTCTAGTCCTCTACAGGCACAACTAAATGCTTTATCTGCTATATCTTTGAATAATAGAAGTAACACCCTCATGATATACCCAACAACAGCGTATTGGGGTTTTACTTCATTTGAGTATGGAGGTCATGATATTCAGGTAAACTTGAGGTATGGTGCTTTAGAAATTAAGAGTCAGAATGAGAGGACATACTATGTATCGTTGAACTCTCAACATGGTGCTTCTACAGGTGGCACTGAGTCAGCCTCATCTTCCACTACACAAAGAGTCATCTTGAACTCTAACAGCTATATCAGAGTGTTGAGCTTTAACACATTATCCGACTTACAATCAAGAATTATAATCAGTGCCTATGGGGGAACTCCTGTTGAAACTATAATTATAAATTTCAACGCTGTAAGACATGATTCCGATGAAGTCCTTGTGATAGCGGAATCTTACAGCATACCCGTTTAGAGGTATTATGACATGGCTAAAACTCTTACAGAGTATGCGACAAGACTCACAGGTACTAAAAATAGACCTAATAATCAGAGGCTACAAGTTGATTCAGGTCAAACTAGTTTCGAAGAAAATCTACAATTCAAGTTTTATGATGAGTATCATGAGAACTCTACACAGAGTCCTATATCAAACTCCGACATTGTCGTTTATAAGGTAACTACAGTCAACCCTATAAATATTCTAGGTATAACCTTGGAATTATGGGCAGGTTCTAGGACTGTTCAGTTGTATGAAGATGTGGGTGTCACTTTTGGTGGTAGTTTGGTTGATCAGAGTTCTAAGATATCTCATGAAAATAGAAACAAGAATGAGTATATAGACACCTTACCTACTACAGCTACAGTCATTTCACGTTACATAGGTTCAGACACTTTTACGTCTTCCAAACAACCTACCGATGGATTCGGAATCAAAACTGCTGGTAATAGCAACCAACAAGTCTCTGCTTTTAGTCAATCAGGGGAAAGGTTAGGACTTCCAGATAACACTTCAATCTATATTGTATTGACTAATATATCAGGTAATGATGATTCGTCAGGTATTTTAAAAATAGTTTATGAAGAACTTCAATAGGAGACTTTAATGGCAGGTACATTTACATATACGTATGATCCATCTAATGTACCAAGAGATGCCGTCAGGTTTACCTTGCAAGACACAGATGAAGATAATGTCCTACTATGGGATGAAGAGATTACATATCTTCTATCTCAATCAGACGATAACTCAATACGCGCTTCCATATTAGGCGCAAGAGCTATTATGGCTAAGTTTGCTCGTATGGCAGACAGAGAACAAGCTGGTAAGTATCAAGTCTACTACACAGATAAGGTTGGTCAGTATCAGTCTATTATAGATTCATTACAAGATCAATTAGCTTCATCTGCTACAGGTGGAGTGGATATCTTCTACGGTGGTATTGATATTGATACGGTTGATGACGTTAGGGATGATGATTCACGTGTACATAACATATTCCATACAGAGCGTCTACGTTCAGAATACCTAGAGCCTCTCGAAAGGATGTAGGAGGTGGTATGTCACTCAAAGCTAAGATGTCTTTCAAGACTAACTTAAAAGGCTTAGACAAGCTTAAACGTAGAGTCAAGTCAGCTAGGAGTCATGTTGCTAAAGTTGGTTTCTGGAATGGAACAAGTAATGACGGTGAGATGAGTACAGCTTCTCTTGCCTTCTTACAAGAATATGGTAGACCACAAACTGCTGTATATAACTTCATACCAGCAAGACCCTTCTTCCGTATGTCCGTGACGAATGTTGCTGATGGTAGATCTGATGTACGTAGGCAGATGAAGTTTGCTTTACAACACATATTAAGCGGATCACAAACCACACCAGAAAGCTTACGTCAAGTAGGTCAACTCTATGAAGAAGAGATTAAAACAATCATAACATACTTTGATGAACCACCTAACGCAGCTAGAACAATAGCTATGAAAGGTAAGGATGATCCTCTTGTAGCAAGTGGTCACATGAGAGATTCTGTTAAAAACAAAGTAACCAAGCGAGGTGCAGATGTTTGAATTAGTTAGAAAGACAGCCCTTGTTGGTACACGTACTTCAGAAGGTGTTTTTGTCAATGGTAGATGGGTTGAGGGTAGTTCAGAGCCTCTCTCATTTAAAGCTAACGTACAACCTGTTTCATACGAAGAGTTACAACGACTCCCAGAGGGTTTGCGTGATAAAGATATGATACTGCTTATGACTCAATTTGCATTACGTACAGCTAATCAAAAAGTTGGCACCAATCCTGATTATGTAACTTGGCAAGGTGATTCTTACCAAGTCCAGAAGGTGAGTGCTTTCCAGATGGGTGTGAGTGATCATTATGAAGTTTATGCAATGAGGGTGGAAGAAGTATGAGCTACTACACACAGTTAGAAGATGCTCTCTACTTAATATGCGAACAAGTGTTCACAGGGGTTATAGATGATGGAAATATCATACATGAAAATCCTAATGCACCTGAGCCAGTTGGTGACTACATTCTAATTGGTATACGTGATGTAAGAAACCTTACACAGTTTGCCCAGTCCAGTGTACTTGAATCCAATAACACACTACGTCATCGAAAGGTGTATCAATGTCTTGTTGATATAAATGCCTATGGGGATGGCGCTTATGATAACGCTTCACTATTAGAAGCCCAGTTCGAAACAGAAGACCTACGTAACCTATTATGGAGCTTAGGTATCTCTGTCAAGATGGTTGGAGCTATGCAAAGAATGCCAGTCGAACGAGAGACAACTTATGTCAACCGTGGACTACTCCAAGTACGCTTCTACTTTGGATATGAATTCGATGAAACAGTCAATGACACTATTGATTCTGTGGACTTGGATGTAAGCCAAATCCTAAATTAAAACACTAAGAGGATATAATGCCAATGGCAGATTTAAACGATTATATCTCGATTAACATTTCACGTTCCACCACGGCTGTTGCTACAGCAGGTTTCGGTGTGGCAATGTTTGTTGACGAGTTTACAAACTACTCAGAGCGAGTTCGTTCTTATTCAAGTGCAACCGCTGTGTTAGAAGATTTTGATACATCTTCAAATGCTTATAAAGCTGCTGTGAAATACTTTGGTCAGGAACGTGTTCCAACTGAACTACTTATTGGTCGTAAACAAATTGATGATGTAGATGGTAGCGTTGCTACAGTAGCTGATTCAACTGACTATTCTATCACTGTAAACGGTGAATTGGTTACAATCACATCTGACGCTGATGCCACTTCTCTTGAGATTGTAGCAGCACTTAAAGTAGCTGTAGATGCAGAAGCTATTACAGGATTGACATTCACAGACAATGTTGATGGTACATTTAATGTATCTATTGCAACTGGAACAGCTTGGTCTATTAGCTCAACTGATAACCTAACACTAGTAAATGGTACATCTCCTGAAGATTGGGTTGAAGCTGTTGTAGCTTGTAGTGAAGAGAATGATGATTGGTATGTATTAACAGCCTCTACTCGAACTAAAGCTGATCAAGAAGCTCTTGCTGATTATGTTGAGACTCTATACCGTTGGTACTACACAGCAACTAATGACTCTACAGCTAAGTCTGTTTCAACCATCGATGATATCGGTTCTGTTGTTAAAGCTAATGCTTATGATCGTACTAAAGTTATGTGGTCTGGTGAAGCTGATAGTGATTTCCCTGAGCTTGGACACATTGGTTTATGTATCACATACATCCCCGGTCAAGTTGATTGGATGTACAAGACTATTGCTGGTGTAACACCTGATTCAATGAATGGTACAGCTAAGAATGTACTGGATGAGAAAGGTTATATCACTTACCAAGTATTAGGTGGCGTTAACGTTACTCTGATGGGTAATGATGAGTCTGGTCTAGAATACATTGATGTTATTAACTTAGTAGATTATCTACACGCTCGTATGCAAGAAGGTATTTATGCTCTTCTAGTTAATCAACCTAAAGTACCTTACACACCTGCTGGTGCAACATCTGTTCAATCTATCCTATTGGGTGTGTTGACTGATCAAGTATCTATTGGTGGCTTAGCAGCTACTCCAGCACCTGTGGTGACTGTACCAAACCCTCGTAACTTGTCTCAGGCAGATCGTACAGGTCGTGTCTTATCAGGAGTGACTTTTGAAGCTACCCTAGCAAGTTCAATTCGCTACGTCAAAGTTAACGGCGTTGTAACTATCTAATAGGAGAATATTATGGCTTTACCAAGTACTTTTGCTCCGAACGATGTTACGGTGCTGATTACGAAAGACAGTGTTATACATACAGTTGGTGGTTTCTCAGAAGACTCTATTGTAGGTATTGTACAAGGCAGTGCACGTTTTGAAAAATACATTGGTGCGGACAACAGTTCCACTCGTATCTACAAAGCAGACACTTCAGCGAGTGTTACAGTGAGTCTACAGCAAACATCTGTTTCCAATGACTTCTTCACTCAGTTGCACTTAGAAGATGTTGATACTCGTGATTCATCTGGTTTCTTCCAGCTTACTATTAAAGATAACTCAGGTCGTACTCTAGTTAGTACAAGCTCTGCATACATTGCAATCTTACCTGATATTAACTTCTCTAATGGTATGGAAATTCGTGAATGGGTTATCGATACATTTGATACTGATAATTACATTGGTGGTAACTCTAAGTTCACAGCTTCAGAAGTTACAGCCTTTGAATCATTAGGTAGCCGTACTGTACCGACTGAGTGGCAAGAATAAATAACCATATAAGAGGGGTTGGCACTAGCCTTCCTCTCTTCTTTATTGGAGGTGATAATGGCTACATCAACATACTCTCCTTCTGATGTATCTTTTAAGTTATATGGTATGTTTGAAGTACAAGGCTTTGCTGCTGGAAGCTTCATAAGCATTAAGAAACATGGTACAAGGTTCTCTACAGCAGTAGGTGCTCAAGGTGATGTAGCAAGGGTTCACAATTCAAATGACGTGTATCAGGTTACTTTATCGCTAGCTCAATCAAGTTTCTGGAATCAAATACTAATAGCAATACATGAGCTAGATGAATCATCTCTTGTTGGTAAGTTTCCACTTACAATATCAGATGGATCAGGTGACAGTTTCTTTGTGAGTTCAGTGTCTTGGATAGATAATGTCCCAGATGTTAACTACAGCAACGGTATGGAAGTACGAGATTGGAGCTTCACATGCTCATCTATGTCATTCAACCTTGGCGGTAATGAAGAAACAAGTACAGCAGCTCAGGTTATTCTAACAGCTTTATCCGCTGCATCTTCAACCACATCTGGTGGTATAGGATCTCTATCATGAGTAATACAGCAGCAACATATTCCCCTAATCAGATTTCACTTACGTTGGGTACTTATCCTATCACAGGGTTTGCTCCTAATACTTTTATAGAAGTTGAACAATCTGCTAAAACCTTTGAAATAGTCAAGGGTATGCGAGGTATAAATGCTCGAAAGAGAAACCTCGATAAATCATTACGTATCACATTCCGTCTCCTTCAGACACATGATACAAACAACATCCTATCACAAGTCCACCAAGCTGATATAGATTCAGGTGCTGGTCGATTTGCTATCACATTGACTGACTTAGCCAGCTCAGAAGCTGGACTAGGCAAGAGTCAGATTACTTCCCAAGTAGCTTTCATAGAAGGCTTCCCCGATATTGTATACTCAGGCTCATTAGAAGCCCGTGAATGGACAATCATTTGTCTAGACTACGAGAAGTATCTTGTTGGTGGAAACTCATCACCTACCCTGAGTTTATTTGGTTTAGAACTTAGTTAAACCCTATCCCACACATTTTGGAGTACTACATGATTAAACAATCACAATTTGAACACAATGGTCACACCTACACTATTAACACACTCCCTGCTTCTAAAGGTTTGAGTGTTATGAAGGATTGCATGAAGTTAGGTGGTTCTAGTATCCGTGGTTACTTAGCTGCTGAAGATGATCAAACAGCTATTGGTTCTGTTATTGAAGGCTTGATGTCTAACATTGATAATGTAGACGTTGAAAAGCTTTTAAAGAACCTTATTACAACAGTTAATAAAGATAATATGGCAATCAACTTTGAAGATGAATTTGCTGGTAATTATGGTGATTTATTCAAGATATGCAAAGAAGTGTTTTCACATAACTTTGGCTCGGTTTTTTCTCTAGTCGGTTCCGTAAGCGAGTAAGTGAATACGACAAACAGATAGATCAAGATAGTAGTATGAGCAAGGCTTTATCTAACTTGTACAAACAAGTGGACGAAGAGTGCTCACTACCATCTGAGATACTCACTCTAATACTGGCAGGGAAAGCTAAGTTATGGGAGTTTGATGAACACTACTCAACTAGTGATGTGTTTACATTACTGGAGTTACTGGATATTGAATCTGCTGTAAAAGAACAACAAGACAAGGATGAGAAGAATAAAGCTAAAAGGGAAGATGCTAAAAATAGGTAGCAACTAACAGGTAGGAGAGGTTTATGGCTATTGAAAAGATAGCTGAGATGTTTGCTGAACTCGGATTTAAGGTTGACACTAAAGGATTAGTGACCTTCGAGAAGCATTTATCTAAGTTGAAACAAGAGTTTGCAGGTGTCAAATCTGCTACAGTTAAGTACACTGCTGAGACAGTTAAATCAGATAACACAGTCAAACGTTCTTCTAGAGCCAAGACTAATGCTCTTGTTGCTGATAGGAAACGTCTGGCTAGGGCTACTGCAACATCCGCTTCTTCTATTGATAAGATGTTTGGTATTGATAGGAAGCGATCACCATTAGCTAATGAGTATGCCAACTTAGAAGCCAATGACGCTAAGACTGCTAACAAGAATGCAGCTAAGGCGTTAAGAGAGAAAGCCGCTGCTGAGAAGGTTGCATCTAGAGCTGCTAGTCAACATGGACAAGCTTTAGAGTCTATTGTACGGCGAATGTCTCCATTACAGCATGAGTATGAACAGTTGCAACGTCATCAAGATATGCTTAATAAAGAGATGGTAGAAGGGACTGGTGATGCTAGGCGTTACGAATCCTCCTTAGCTCGTATACAATCTCGAATGAAACAACTAGATGGAATGAGAGGGGTTAATGGTAATCTGCCTTTCAGAGAGTCTAGAGGAGCTGCTGGTAGACCGTCTCGCTCAGGGATTGGGGTTAGCGGTGGTGCTGGTATGTTTGGTGCTTTTGGTGCCATAGCTGCTGGTATAGGTGCTAACCGATTACAAGTGGCAACTGAGCAAACTGAAGCTAAGATGGGGATGGTATTATCACCTGAAGAGTCTGCTAAACAAATCAAGTTTGCCTCAGATAACGCGAGAGCTTTAGGTACAAATGCCATTGCTGCTGCTGCTGGTTATGCTGACTTAATGGTACAGGCTACTAGGATGGAAATTCCTATGGCAGATACTCAAAATCTATTCATGGGTGTAAGTGAAGCATCTGTAGCAATGGGTTTGAGTATGGATCAGCAAAAAGGTATTTACAAAGCGTTTAGTGACATGCTTGCTAAAGGCACCGTGAATGCAGAGGAGCTAGACCTTTTGGCTCCCTTTCATAGTGATATGATTGGCCTTGCCGCTTAGAGCAAGGAATACTAGGTGAATTGCTGGGAACTCTGACCATATTAAGATGAAGACAATCAGCAGCGAAGCTCGAAAGAGAACGTTCAACGACTATCCCGTGAGGGAGTACACTCAAGTGAGTGGAAGCGCCTAGCACCTAACTAACCTTAGATGAAGATATAGTCTAATCTATGTGGAAACATATAGCTGCACGTAATGGTGCGTTCACAACGTAACGAATTGTGAAGAATGTGCAAGAAAAGGGCAGCTCGGCGATCGATTACCCGGAGCAGTTAAATTAGCTGCTGATTCTATGGAGATCACCTCCCAAGAATTAATGAAGATGATGGAGAATAATGAACTCCTAGCCAAAGACTTCCTCCCTAAATTTGCTGTAGCAATGAGAGAATCTGTTCGTGAAGGTGATGCACTCAATAAAATGATGCAAGGCACTCAATCACAAATGGGTCGTTTCGGTAATAGTATCAATGATGCTGCTATGGCATTCTCAAGAGGTGGTTTCAATAAAGCATTCCTAGAATTCTTAGCTCAAGCTACCGCATCACTAAATGAATTAGTTAGTGCTGGTTTCTTTGACGCATTAGGTTTTGGTTTCAGGATGTTAGTTGCTCCTATACGCGCTGCTATGGAAGTGGTTGAAGGATTAGCTGGTATCTTTAAGAAAGCCTCTGAAGAAGGTGGTGAGTATAAAGATACCCTAATAGCTATATCTGTTGTACTAGGTGTACTATTACTACCCACTCTATTAAGTATCGGACGTGCATTAGCTCCATTCTTACTGATGACTGCTGGCTTAATTGCTCTTGGTGACATCATGAAAGGGTTAGCTGGGGACTCATCTGAATTTGGTGATAACTGGGCTAAACTAACAGAAAGTTTTAAGAATGGTAAAACCGACTGGGAAGCCTTCACTAAGGTTGCAACTGAGTTAGGTATTGCATTAGGTGGTATATTAGCTACGACAATAGCTCTACGTAAGCTGAACCCTTTTAAAGGGAAAGGTAGCGTAGTCCCATCAACAACTACTAGTACAGCCACTAAAGCTACTGGTGGCGTTGCAGGGACATTGATTCGTAGAGTGTTGGGAGTTGTAGGTCTTGGTATAGGTGCTGATGGAGTTGGCGCTGGTAGTGATCAAATATACGACTCTAACGGTAACTTAAAATCTCAATTTAAAGCATATGATCCTAATGCAGAAGCTCCTCCAAGTCTCCCAATGTTTGGTGCTAATAATCGTATCGACAACCTTAATAGGGTTGATGGTGAGATGCCAAGCCTTCCAATGTTTGATAGTAATAACAAAATGGTAAGAGAGACTCGACGATTACCTAGTAGTTATGCTAGTCAATCAAGCTCTTCTTCATCCCCATCCGTAACAATAGCTAACATGAACATCAACGGTGAGTCTGCTCCTGAGAATCTACGTACTAACATGGAATCTTATATGGACAACTTACTAGGTGAAGTGTTCACAGACGCTATGCGTGAGACTGTTCGATAAACCCCCCACTCAAGAGGCTAAAATGTCAATTATAATTAGAGAAGTTGGTGCACCTGCATCTGAGTGGGTGTACCTTGATAACACAACCAACTACACTGATAGGCAATCTAAAAGGTTAACAAGTAATCCAATAGAGAATCGTAGTGTAGTTGCTGACCATGCTATTAAGGATAATCGTAAATTCTCTGTATCTGGAAGTATCTCACCTTGGGACTTCCATTTAGTGGGTGGTGTAGACAGAGCTGATTCAGATGGTTTATCTGCTGTTACTTCAGTAGGTACTATCAAAGTTGATAAGACTATTGGCGATTATCTCCCAAGTGTTGTTAGCCAATACTCTGACTTTGCTTCTGATGTAAAAGTTGCTGATATATCTTTAAACATTCCATCTGTCACACAAGCTGTTTATCTGAATGCCGTTCAGGTTAAGTTACAAAACCTGTATAACTCAGATGGCCTTATAGATGTTTACTTTGCTGATTACTCTGGTGAAGGTGAACAATTAGTGTCATCTGCTGTTATCACATCTATTGTTTTCTCAGAAGATTTAAATACTGGTGAGAGTAAACGTGTTGATCTTAGTTTTGAGATACCAACCATTGCTTATGTATCTACTGCCGATGTTCCTTCTGAGCTTATACAAGAGCTTGCTGAGCTTGAAAGTGAAGGTAATGTGACTGGAACTACTATAACTGAGTCAGGTAATCCTACAGTATACGGACAGATTAGCAAGATAGCCACAAGCTTTCTTAAATCAAACTAACAGGAGGTATTATGTTACAGATTACATTTCCATCAACAGAAACCTTCTATCAGTTTACTACAGCAATTGAAGGAGCTACTTACACAATACAAATGCAATGGATGACTCGTACAGAGTTTTGGTATATGTCCATATTTAATGCTAATTCAACATTATTAGCATCTAATATACAGATTGTGACAAACTTCCCACTATTGTATCAGAAAGAATCTGTTGATTTTGATGGTGACTTTATAATCCTGCCAATAACAACAGCAACTAATATCACAGCGGATAATCTAGCAACTAGCTGGAATTTAGTATACCTCGCAGAAGATGAAGTTAACGGGGTATAAATATGGCAACTGTTCAAAGATTATTTGATAGACGTTACGAGTTAAAGATATTTAGATTAACAGATACATCGTCTCTTATTATAGATTCACTAACTATCAACTTTAAGATTAGTAAGACTGGTCGTAACTCTTTGATGGGTAGTGATAAAGCTCAAATTGAATTAATCAATGCATCAACTGATACAATCAACAGACTGAGACAACCTGACGCATTCATCGAATTAAAGCTAGGTTATTCAAGTGGGATAAAGAGGGTCTTCATTGGTAAGATAGAAGCCGATGGTATAGCTATTGATGATAATGGTATAGATCGCATTGTTAAGATTAAGGCATCTCCTGCTGGTAATACATTTAGAGAGACATTCCTCTCGTTAACGATACCATCCAAAACTACGTTACCAGATGCTATCTCTAAGTTCACAAAAGCTGCTTCAAGTATATCATCAGAGTTGTCCTCAAGTATTAAGTCAGTGGAGTATCAAGATATACTCAAAAGTATTGTACTAGAGGATGGGTTGTCTCATACAGGAAGCTTTAAAAGAGCATTAGATAAGATAACCAGCCTCTATGATATTGACTACTACATTGATGGTGAAACACTCTATATTAAGCAGATAAATGAAGCTTTACGATCAAAAGAGACTCAAGGTTTAGTCCTGTCACCTACAACAGGTTTATTAGATAGACCATTCTTACAAGCTAAAGACACAGCTTCCCTCTCATCAACAACAACTAATTCTCAGCGTGTTCAATTTAAAACACTCATCAATGCCGACCTCCTATGTGGACTGCCTATTAAGATAGAATCATCTGAAATTGATGGTTGGTTTTCTGTAGAGGATATCACCTTTATTGGTCAACTAAGAGGTAATGATTGGTCTGCTATTTGTACAGGTGTAAGTATTACATAAGGAGGTTTCATGAAATACCCATTAACATCTATTTTAAATAATCACACTGAAAACTTCCTTAGAGAGAACGTCTGGATAAGCCAACCTTGTAGGGTTATTAGGGTTGTCAGTTTAGAGACTCTTACAGTCGATGTTCAACCATTAGTTAATGAGAAGTATTCAAATGGCACATTCGTTGAACATGATACTATCCTAGATGTCCCTGTAGTGATGTTAGGAAGCAGTACTTCAATGATCAGCTTACCACTGAGTAAAGGTGACACTGTTCTGTGTGTGTTCTCTCAGAGAGAGTTAACAGCATTCAAAGCTGGCACAGGTAGTCCAGTCAATCCTACTACTTTTAGGTTAACAGATAAGACAGATGCTATAGCTATACCGGGACTCTATACAAACAGGACATCCTTAAACTTAGCATCTAAACGTACACTAGATCATGATCCACTTGATGTTGTTGTTGCTCATAACATTGGAACAGGTGCTGAGAATGAAATCAGGTTAAAAACTGATGGAACAATACAACACACTGGTGATACTACTCTCATTGGTAATTTGGATATAGATGGATCTCTGGCTGTAGACGGTGATATCACTTGTACAGGATCAGGAGAGTTCATAGGGGACGTGACTATAGGTGGCATTAGCTTCCTAGCTCATACACATGCTTACGCTTGGACAGAACCTGCTGGAGCGAGTATCACAGCACCACCACTATAAGGTATATAAGATGGCATTAGATTTATTAATTGATGAGGATACAGGTGCTGTTACGGACACAACGTATGATAGCTCTGATGATCCCAAGCTTTCCTTAGCTCAAAGGTTGAGAGTGAGACTTGGAACATTTAAAGGTGAACTCTACACAGACTCCGATTATGGTATTGACTATTATGGTGTAGTCTTTTCAAAAACCTTTAATCAACAAGCTGTAGATTTAGCCTTTAGGACAGAGATCCTTAAAGAAGAAGGTGTGAGTTATATAGACTCTATTACATATAGCGTAAATAACACAACACGAACACTTTCAGTGACATTCATAGTTATAGAAGAAACAACAGATGAAGCCGTTGAGGTCACTCTGTAGTATCAAAGGGGAAAACAAATGGCAGGTTTAACTGACGAAGGTTTTGAGAATAAGAGGTTGAGTCAGATCCTCTCTGATCTGACAACAGATGGTTACAATGATTATGATCTTGATACATCATCATCTGCTGTAGTAGGCAGGTTGATTAGATTAATATCACCATCTATTGCAGATTGTTGGGAAGCAGCTCAGGAGGTTTATGACAGTCGTAACCCTTCTACAGCTACAGGTGTTAGTTTAGATGAAATAGTAGCGTTCTCAGGTATCACACGTAAAGCAGAATCTTACTCAACAGCTTCTGTGATGCTGACAGGTGATATCAACACTGTAATAGATACCACTAGGCAAATATCTAATAACATAGGCGATACATTCACTTTTACAGGACAGACTACTTTAGATAAATCTTCATGTAGTGCTGTAGGTATCGGTGCTTACAATGCTGTTGATGGTGCTGTTTATACAGTGACTGCTTTACAAGGATCTGTGACAGAGGTTTTCACACATATTGCTACAACAGGTCAGACTATTGATGATATCCTACAAGCTATCTCTGCTATAGTAAATGGAGCGAGTGCAAACTATACAGCCTCTGTGATAGATGGTGTTTTAAATATCAACCGTAATGATGAATTTCAACTTGTCAGTTACAGTACCACAAGTAATCTATTTGTATCTAAAGTCAGTAAGATAGCTACAGTACAAGCTGATGAAGTAGGTGCCATAGCAGTTACAAAGAACACTCTAACAATCATAACAACTTCAATATCTGGGTGGGATTCTGTATATAACCCTACAGAAGGAGTTGAAGGGGAAGATGAAGAGTCTGATGAGGGTTTAAGAGAACGGTTCTTTATATCAAGAAATGCCACCTCTCAAAACACTATAGATGCTATATACTCTAATCTTTTAGCCTTAGATGGTGTGGCCTCTGTTCTTGTTATAGAAAATGACACAGATGATATCAGTCCTAGCGGACAAGACCCTCATAGCATTAATGCTATTGTTCGAGGAGGTTCATCTACTTCAATAGCCAATATTCTTTGGGATAATAAGACAGGAGGGGTCTCATTAGTAGGCGACACAGAAGTTGTTATAACAGATATTCAAGGTGGTTTGCAGACTATTAAGTTTGATAGACCTATTAATGTACCAATCTACATAAGTATGACTATAACTGCTGACGACTCTTTTGAAGATGATGGTCAACAACAAATAAAAGATGCAATTAAAGATTACTTCGACAGTAGCTACGGTGTTGGTGATGATATTGTTTACAGCCGTCTCTATACACCTATTAACTCAGTTTCTGGTTTCCAAGTTGATACATTAGCATTAGGTGAATCAGCCTCTCCAACTGGTATGGTTAACGTGGTTATTGATGTAGGTGAAATTGGTGTTGTTGTAGATGATAATATCGTTATAACAGTTCTTACACCATAGGGGGGGTATATGTCCACTTTCAATACAGTAGACTATTTAACGAATGCTATAGCAAGAGAGACCTCCCCCTTTATTGGCGATATATCTTTTGAAAACATTTTAACACTACTTTTACAAGAACCATCTCAATTACAAGAGGCTCTGGGTAATATCAAACAAACTTCTAGTATAGATGACGCATACGGTGAATCGTTAGATGTTATAGGTTTAATAGTAGGACAAGAACGATCACTCCCTGCTAATGCTGCTGATATAGGTCTTCTAACTTACTTTGGATTTGATGGCTCTGAAAATTCGTTAGGATTTGGTGATCTAGATAATGCAAATACAGGTGCAAACTTCATTGATCAGAATCAACTGGATGGTGGTGTTATCACTCTCAGTGACGAGGCTTATAGATTCTTTATAAGAGCTAAAATCATAGCCAATACTACATCAGCAACACCTAATGAAATCATATCAGCAACTTCATTCTTATTTGGAATAGAAGAGGTTTCTTACTATGAGCGTAGTGCTAATATAACAATTGGATTAGGCATAAGTCCTGATCAAACTACGAGTTTAGCTGGCACTGGTCTTGACATCAAAGCAGTGGCTTATGCATTTATACCTAAACCTGCTGGTGTGAATATAGCATTTATATATAATTATGATCCAGCTAACGTATTTGGTTTTGAGGGAGATATAGGTTCACTTGGTTTTGGTGACTTGGATGACTCTGAAGTGGGTGGTTCTTTTGCTGAAATATTTTAATTTAATAATGAGGAATAAATAATGGCTTATACTAAACCAACGGATATAAATAATCTGTGGGCTGCATCAGGGGTTAAGGTTTCACCTGAAACTTCTAAAAGATCACTGGGTTGGATAGCTGAGAAACCTTCTTGGCAATATTTCAATTCAATACTAAATCGTACTGACCTTTTTAATGCATATGTTAATGAGCGTGGTATCCCTGAATGGGATAGTATTACCGAATATGTAGCAGGCAAGAGTTATACTGTAGGTAGTGATGGTTTTATCTACAAAGCTAAACTAACCCAATCAAATAATGACCCAGCCACAGATGATGGCAGTAATTGGAGACTTATCTTAGATGAGTTAGGTAGCGTAACATGGAATATTAATTATAACTACTTACAAGGGTCACTTGTCCACTACTCTGGTAAGTTATGGGTTGCTCAAGAATCCGTTACAGGAGTCTTACCTACAACAGATTCAGTGGAGTGGCAGGAGATTATAACATATCTAGATATGTTTAAAAAAATGTATGCTGCACTTTATACGGAAGGTGATTCCTCTATCATTGGTTTAATATATGAAGGAGTTGATGTAGGTAGTTATACATATATGATATGGCCTTCTGATGGCAGGTTATATGAGGTTGATGCAGTTACAGGTACAATTACTTCAGATTTCGATCCAGATGACGGGAGTGATAGTGGTCTAACAGGCAACTTAACTAACAGGTCAATAACCACCCTCCAAAATGAGGTGAATGAAAATAGAGCCAGTATAGGTAGTGGTTTAGTTAGTGGTTATGTTGATGTGGTTACACCGGGAACATATACTTCAGGAACACTCACAATCCTTAACGGTAAAAGTATTTCTGATTTCTCAGTTGTTATTTTTGAGGGCGTAGTTACAGGATCTCCTAACATAGTTAGGCAGTCGGTACAAGTAAATGAAGAACATTTCTCTACATTTTTAACTAACTGGGACGTTTTTATCGGTGTTTACGCGAGCGGAAGTAATAGGGAAGTAGTCGTGTCTTATGATTCAGCAACAACTATTTCCATAAATGATAGTTCAAATTCTTTCGCTATATCAAGAGTCTACGGATATTTAAAATAAGGGGTAATACAATGTTCTATTTAGTTGAAAATGAAAAGATAGTAGGTGAGTCAGTCCATGAAATACAGACTCCAATGGAAGTTATAGAAGCTGACGACTTGGGTATAGGCATGGTTAGAGTAGAGGGAGAATGGGTTAATGATGAATTAGAGGAGAGTGTCTTATGAAAGTAGTGTTTCCGACACACTTTAACCAGGCCTGCACTCCAACACAATTGGTAAGGTACTCGTTACTATGAACTCATTATCTACAGCAACTAACTTCGATTTATATATGAAAATAGTTGTCGGAGTCTTTATACCACTCACTATAATGGTTGCTGGATTTCTATACTCGAGTCTGACTAGATTAGATGATAGACAGTTTCAATTACAAGGGAGTGCTGTTACAGAAGAAAAGCTTAGTAAAACGGAAGAGAGGATCACTGACTACATTGATACACGTATAAGTGATTTAGCTCAGAAGATGGATAACTTAGCCGATCAACAGTCTGATTTCATTGAAGCTATGTCAGTGCAGCAATCTAAAACAGTAGATAGGCTAGATCGTATACTGGAAAATCAATCTAAATAGTTATAATCTAAGGAGGAGGGTTGTGTCAAATGAAGTAACTAAACACCTTCCTGCTGTGATGTTAGGTGCAGGAGTGGCTTCTATGATCTTAATCCTGACATTTGCCCTTTACAGAGAGTCTCAACCTACATCCCCTACAGCATCTCTTAATATGTATGATAAATATAGAGAGTACTCAAGTCATTATGCGGATCAATTGTATAATAGAGTAGGGGATGTAACTGATACTGTAGATTCTTATCAGAGAACAACCGACTATAGAATAACCCAACTAGAGTTACAACTGGAAGCTTTACGTAAACAGATGGCTAGTCAAGTTACTATAAACAACACTAACACTAACACCAATAGGGAAAGGATAGAAGATGAAAGACTGGATGTACAATAACGCTATTATTTCCATTCTTATAATGGTATGGGCTATATCCTTGACTACATTTGTTGTTGTGATGACTTGGTTATATCCACCTGTTATATCAATGGGTACAGCTTCCGCTTTTGCTACTTTCTTTTCATTACCAGCACTAGCTGTTGGATTATACAAATGGAGGATGGATAAACATGTGGAATCTACTAAGTCTACTAAAGAATAAGTGGGTGTGGATGGGTTTGATTGGAATAGGATTAGGGGCTTATATAGGCTTCCTGAAGCTATCTTATTCTAACCTTGAACTCTCACATCAGAAAGTACAGAGTGAGCTTGTAACAACCTCTAAGGAACTCTCAGAATCACAGTCTGAGTTGTCACAACAGAAAGATGAGACTCTTAGACTTATTAAAGCAAATAGTGTGAGTGAGAAGTTAAGCGGTGATGTTGCTGAGAAGCTTCAGACATTACAATCTGAGAACTCTCTTCTAAAACAATCTATATCAATACTGAAACAGGAGGACTCCTATGTTGAAGAATATCTTAATACCATTATTCCTGATTCTGTTGTTGAGCGGTTGCGGATGGGGAGGTAAAGATACAATTGAATACATCTATGTAGATAAAGTAATCCCAGTGTATCCACCTGATAGTTTATTAGTTTTGCCAAATGAACCTATTCTAAAAGAACAAGCTACTAATGAAGACTTAGTTAATTGGAGTTTGGATCTAAGAGAAGTGTTTAGAGGCGTGAAAGGTAAGCTAGAAGCTATTAAGCTTTGGAAGAGTGAATTGAAAGAACAAGAATAATAAGAAGAGTAAGTGTGGGAAGTTTAGCCGCTATAATCTGGGTGAGATTATAGCGGCTTTTTTATGCCTGTTATTTCTCTTCCTCTCCATTTTCAATAAATTGCCTGATAGCGTTTAATTCACGGTATTGGTCTGAGTCGACAGGCCACCATTTCTCCAAAGAGCAGATGAATCTGTACATGTCTGGTGATTTAGTAACCATACGTTGGACTACTTCGTACTCATCATTAGTGAGATTCTTTGTAGCTTTGTCAGATTCACACCAGTGATTTATACCAAGTTTGTCTTCATAACCCAGCAAGATAGGTGTAGAATCAACACTGACTACCTCAAAACCATCTTTATCTATAATAGTCTTCTGGTCATAATAGTGATGTGATAAACTCCATTCAAGGTTATACAAATATTCATTCAGCATTTTATTTCTCCTTCTCCAAAAGGACACTCTTCATCAGAGACGAGTTCATCTCTGACATAATCATAATAGTAGTTGTACTCCTCCTCTACTTGAGAATGAAGGAACCCATTAAGATAATAAGGTTTGATACATTCCCAGAAGAGCTTACACTCATCATCATAATTCTTCATATCAGCATATACTTTGTATGTGTTCTCACCAATCTCTCTTAAACATATCCAACTCCAACGCGCGCACTTCCTAAAAGCTGCGAGTTCAGTATTAGTAGGGGTTGTTGAATCATCTTCCTCTACTAATAATTTGATATACTCATCTGGGAGATCCTTTAATACAAGTTCTCCTTTTAGTTCTGTATAGTAACCCATCATACACCTCCAGTGGCTTTCTTAACTAACTCACTTAACTCCTCAGCACTGGCTTTATACTCCACTAAGAACTCACTCAGACTCATATCTCCTTTAGCCAATACATCTTGTTCAATAATGTATCGTAAGCTTGCTGAGATACTTGGGAAGTATTTCTTACAGCTAACCCAACCTGCTTCCACTTTATTACCTTTAGATGTAGTGTATGCTTCTCGCCAGTATTCAGGCATATAACATATACCATCGTAGCTCATTTGCCATTTATCATTGATTGTAATTTTACTCATTTTATTTCTCCTTCCATTTCATATTTAAACTCTTATCAAAACACATAACATACCGATGTTTCTGTGTACGTGGTCTCCACTCACCTTCCAGAACCTTCACCTTACCCCTTGTGTGCTTTATGTAGGAACCATCTTCTTGTTTGATCCAGAAGTCTTTCTTCAGATCACTCAACCCATAATACTTGAAGTTACACGCCTTGTAAACAATTCCTTCATGAAAACTACTATCAGCATAACTTAGTATACATCTAGGCGCGTGGTTTTTCTTCATATCTCTGATAGTACGGCTAACAAACCAGCTAGCTAAGTTATGTTCAGATCGTTGAACATCAGGCAATAAGCATAATCTACTAAGTTCGTAGAAACCATTTTGGTCAGTACGATCTAATCCAAACATACCTTTGACTAACTCTGGTACAGGGAAGCCAGTGTAGATACACACGCCCACTAGCTCTTTACCTAGAAATAAACCATAGTTTATACCTGATTTAAAACCCCTACTAATATCTTTTAAATAATGATATTCTAGTAGGATTGAAGCTGCCTCTTTTTTAGATATTAGACCTATAGTGTAATCTGATTTACTCACTAGACTCTCCACTAATTCCATATTTAAGTCTCAATGCAGCCTCCTCTTGATTAAACAACCTCTGTTTAATAGATGGGTGGACTTGACTCATATATTTATTCAAGTCTCTTTCAGCCTCCTCTAACAATTGCCTTGTATTGAACACTCTACTTTTTAGTTCAGCAGACAACTTAGCACCCTCACATTCACACAAATAATCTACATCCCGTGTGTGTCCATGATCTGAAAAAGATACAGACTCAAATGCCTCCTCTCCGCAGTAGTTGCAAAAATGTATGGTGTCAATTCTAGTTAGTTCTGATTCTCTTAGATAGTGTTTCATTGGCTGTTCTCCCCTTAAATCATAAATAATTCCTAATAATATCGTTCCACATTTAGAACATCTTCAACTTCAACATACTTCTTAATAATATAATTATGTTTACCTACTAAAGGCTGTTGAGTCCTAACCCCATCACTGTGAATAACCCAACCGTCTCGTTCATAATACTTAGTATAATCATTCTGAACCAAATCCTCTACAATCTCTCCATGCGTACAATCTACTAGAACCGTTTTAGTGATTCTCTGTTTAGCAATATTAGCTTCAAATACATCAGCCACACCTTTCACTCCATGTAAACCAGTGACTAATAACCCAAGCTCTTTAACACTTAGAGATATATTCAAAATACGATCTCCAGAATGTTCATCTGAGATGGATATGTGAACGTCATCATTAGAAGCTCTACTTAATCCGAGACTGACTACTGTGTTAATCTTTTTCATTGATTGTTCTCCTCCAATTTATTCCAGATAAAATAAAACCCCAAAGAGTATTTCTACCCGATGAGGTTAATAGTAGTGGGTTATTTATATTGTGTCAAGGGTCTTATGAGAGATATTTAACTGTAATCCATTCATGTAACTCATCATATCCACCTAATACTTCACCATCTAAGAAGATAGCAGGTATAGTTTCAAAACCTTGTGACCTTAACTCTTCACGAGTAATTTCCTTACCTTCCAGTGAAATATAATCAAAAGGTTCTTTCATCAACTCTAAAGCCTTCTTAGCTTTTCTACAATATTTACAATCTTCACGACCATATACAACAAACATGTCATTCTCCTATTGGCAACTTAAACATTCATCTTTATCACTACTAGCTTGTACACCAGCCTGACTATACACATAGTATAAACCTAGTATATGTGGATCAAGGAAAGCAGTTTTATGTACTTCATTGATCTTAGATTCACTGCTTCCAGCAGCAAAGAATGTATTTAAACTCTGATACTGGTCAATCTCTTGACCCCTTCGGGAAGCTTTTTTAATAATCATCATCTGATTAATCTCAAATGCAGTTTTAAACACTTCTTTCTCATCCTCTGTTAACCAGTCAACCCACTGGACACTCCCCATTGACTCACGAATAGCTGTAACTGTCGCTTTGTTGTAAACACCACGCTCTTTCATAATTTCCAATAGAATAGGGTTTACACGATCAATCTCACCTGCTGGTGTACGTTGTGTGTAGACAAAGGCTGTGTCAGGGTTAATACCCTCTGAGATACCACCCATAATCAAAGCAGTTGACTTAGTAGGAGCTACAGCCAGACGGTGTGTGTTGGCATAACCATAACCTCTCATCCATTCTGGCTCACCATACTGCTGAGCAACCCAAGCACTTGCTCTTTTGGACTCTTCGTTAAGGTGTGTGAACACTTCAATATTCCACAACTGAGCCTCTATGGATTCGAATGCTATCATATTTTGCTGCATGTAAGTGTGGTAACCACAAGCACCTAACCCTAATGCACGCGACTTCTTAGTAAATGCTACAGATTTCTCTAATCCTTTAATGTTCTTAGCTCGTTCAATGAACTCTTGGACAACACAATCAAGAAATACAGTAGCAACAAACACAGCATTAGTATCTTTCCACTCATCCCACTTACTTAGATTCATAGAAGAAAGTACGCATGTGAATGTGTGATCTTCATCTGAATGTAAGCTGATTTCTGAACATAATTGGCTCGACTTAACAGACAAACCCTGATCCTTATACCATTGTGGAGCCTTGTCATTAGCTTTATCATTAAACCAATAGTAACCCTTACCTGTAACCATTTTCGTCTTCAGAACCTTCTTATAACGGTGTAGGGCATCCTCATCTCGGCTCATCAAGCGTTCAATAAAACCATTACTAACATTCCAACCAATATTATTACCATCTGGGTTACTTTCTAAGTAAGTACACACCTCTTCAAAGTCACCATGATCAATAGGTAGATATCCAGCCCAACTACCTCTACGAGCATTACCTTGAGAGACATATTCCATGTCCTTCTGGATACCTTGTATGATTGGCAACACACCCTCAGCTTCACCACCCACTGATATCTTAGTGCCACGAGGGCGTATATCACCTAAATAAGATGCCGTACCAAAACCATACTTAGTTAACATAGCTACTTCATGTTTAGCTGAATATATATCACTAATACTATCACTGATGTAACTACCAGCACATGACACAGGTAAACCTCGACTTGTACCAGTATTAGAAAGTACTGGTGTAGAAGGACTCAACCAACCCTTCCATAGTAAATTAAAGAAGTCTTTATTCCATTTCTCAGGGTCAGGTGTATGCTGTGAGAGTGTGCGTGCAATACGCTCATACTGCTCACGTGGATTAGACGCTTGGTACATGTAGCGTTCTTTAAATAACTGCCAACCACCTGTACTGTACCAGTCAGGCATTACACCTTCTTCTTGCATTTTCTTACGTTCTTGTCCTAGCTTGTCATAAATATTACTCATATAGTTCCTTATTCAATTAAAAGTTAAAAGACTGTTCATCCCAGTTACGTTGATACTGATTACCTTGTGAGCTAAAGAAGTCTGTCATTTGATACCCGTTGATACCCTTATAAAACCACTCAGCTATAGGGTTGTACTCTACTTTATATATATTTTCATAACCTAAATTACGTAAACACATATTAATACGACTCTGTACAAAATGCTCAAGTTGTGTTGGTGTGATAGCTTCAATAACACCTTTCTCAAATATCTTAGCAATGATAAGCTTCTCATGTTCAAAGACGATCTCAGCCCCTTTGATAATATCGGCTTTCAAACCTTCTTTGTACCCATCATCAATCTCGCCAGCTTCAGTAGCTTCTTTCATATGTCGTCTAAACAACCACGCAGCGGCTTCCATATGTAGGTTCTCATCACGAGCTGAAAAGTTAATTCCAGATACAATGTTTAGAGCCTTATTCTTACCTTGGCTCTGGAAGTGTTTTAAGAATGCGAAGCTTGAATACAAGATAGCACCTTCACCAAATACAAAACCACCTAATGATCTTAAATCATCTTTACCGTGAAGAAGACTTTCTAGGAAATCCACACGATCAGCTAATACAGGGTCATCTTTGTACTCATTGTAGAAAGCATCTGTAGCTAAACCTAATTCCTCATTAATCTTACTGTAGAATTTGGTATGAACTTGTAGCTCCATTGCACCAAACAGAGCTGCCATTGGTTGTATATCAGCAGGACGAGGGTATTTCTTGAATACAAAGTTTAACCAGAACTCATCTCCGATGATTTGTTCATATTTAGTGAATAGCTTTAAGACTGTGATTGTACCGTGACGTTCAGCATCTGTCATCCGAACAAGGATATCTTGCTTATCTTTCTCAACCTTAACCTCATGTGCTGTCCAGAATATATTAGCTTGCTTCTCTGCAAACTCAACTGCTTCTGGGTAGTCAACTGTGAAGGTATCTTTCTTTGTTTGCATCTGTATTTTTGACAAACCATTCTCCTTAAATCATTCTCATTAAAAAGGGTGCCACTCCAACTAAGAAGCACACCCTGTGTATCATTGCTGAACCATTAGTTTACTTTGTATCCCAGAGGATAGCAATGGTTTTTATTTAAACATATTCAATTCGTAACACTTCTTTTGGAAATACTTCTCGCATATCATCTGGGTGAGGGTACTCCCAATCACAGTCCTCTTTACTATTCTCATCCACTTTAGGATTACAATCATAATATTCAAAGAAGCGGACAACATCATCAATTACAAACTTCTTCACAACACGACAATTAGTATACCATCGGTGCTCATCATAATTATCTTCACAGACTGTCTCTCCATGATAATCTATACCCTCAAATGTACCCTCCAAGTCAGAAAGATCACAATCATACTTCTCTACAAGAAACTCAGTTAATGTTTTCATAACATTATTCTCCTTTAAACTCATTCAAATATTCAATCAACTCATCAATCTGTTCACCAACACTTAACTCAGATCCAGATATCTCTTTTATTAAACCTTTTGCAGCAAGATAACCAACCCACATACCAGCTACCAACCCTTCTGCATAAGTGTCTCGTTCAACAGCCTCTTTCAGATAACCTAATTGCTTCACTGTGATCTTGTCATCTATTTCATGTAAAAATTGTAGTGATTCAATCATACATTCTAGTTTTTGTGAATATTCCATTTAACTCTCCTTATATCTTTTAACCAACTGTTCATAAGCTCTTGAGGGTGTAGCTGTAAGACATTTATCTAGCTCTTCAATAGAGTAGTCTAATCCTAGTGCATACCCACATATGAACAGTCTGATATTGTCTGAAGTCTCTTCAAGGGACTCCTTAAAGAGGTCTATAGTCTCAAGTGTTAACCTATTTATACCATGAGTGACTAAACTTGCTAAGTAGAAACTCTCTAATGCATCTACGCAAACTTCTTCTAATGGTCTTTTCATAATAATTCTCCTTTAGTAGCCATCAGCTACTTGAATTGTAATAAACTCTTTAACAGTGTTACGACCTAAACTCTTCTCATCTGTATGGATCATCATAACTTGTGAAGGTGTACTGTTAAAGCCTAGAATCCCAGAATACTCAACTCCATCTGTATCTGCACCAAAGAAAGCACCATTCAACACCATCTTACCACAATCATAAGCACATGTGTGATGCATATCACCGCAGCGGAAGTACTCTACATGTCGCTTCATCTGTTGTCCACGCTTCTTCATCTGATCTTCCATAGACTTCTCCGTGGAACTGTTGAAGTAACCGTGTTCATAAACTGTCCAAGCTCCGTAAATACTGGTGTAACCAAACACACCTTCTGGGATAACGAACTTAACTTTACTAAAACCTGATTCACTTGTCAACAACTCTAATGCTCGATAGATAGGATAATCATAACTGAATAGACCAGCTTTATACATATCCATCCCCTTGTGCTGTGAGCTACCATGATTACCTGCAATACAAATAACCTCCATCGGTAACCCTAATTGAGCAAGAGGCTTAATCACATGCTTCCAGATTAATCGTGTAGCTACTGCAATCTGCTCAGCTAATCCTGAATCAGTTGATGTGGCTGATTGTACACCATGTTTTAAATGATCTTCTACAGTATCACCAAGCATAGCTAAGACAATACGTTCATACTTGTAGTCACCACTATTCTTCTCAATATTACGTAAGATTTCACTACCGTATTTAATGATAGCTTTTTCAGCTAATTCTGAGTTGTAGTGCTGACCAATCTTACCAATTTGAAAGTCACTAAACAACACTTCAATCGTAGCATTAACTGTGAATTCCAACCCATTATTCTCACTCTTAACTGGAGTCCATGTGTCTAACTCAATACCTTTCACAGCTTTCTGAATACCTGCAACCACTTGATCAAGTTGGTAAAGCGGGTCAATAGTGTTGTTATTTATCTTACGTAATTGATTATTAGTGCGTTGTGCATTACGTAGTTTTTTAGCAAGACTCGCCACATCATAATCAGGGGAACCTGCTAACGCATCTAACTCACCTTCTTCTACGTACCAATCAGGGGTCTCATCAACAGGTGGTTCGTCAGTGGTTAAACTCACTCCATTATAACTACCTTCTGATTCATACATACTACGAATATAACCGACAGTGGATTCCTTACTACTACTACCTAATACTTCCCGTGCCACTTGTGCATTACCTTGTTCCAGCAAGAACACTCGCTTTAACACTTCTTCAATAACCGACTGTGAATGCGCCATCTATTTTCTCCTTTTGTAAATTAAAGTAGTTCTCTAAAAGATCTTTATATTGTCCGTACCCTTTCTTAACAATATCCTCCATGACAACTCTTCTTTTGGTATCCAACCATGCGTGTCTCGCATCTTCTAGGTTCTTGTAGGTTCCTCCATAATACTGCTTGTTGTCAATGTAAACACCAACTTTGAAATGACCTGAACGATCAGTGTACACACCTGCTCCATTTTTATTGTTAAAGTTCCTAACAATACTGTTAATGTACTGTGGTACAAATACACAAGTTTCTGGACTATACACTTTACTACCACCAGTCAACAAGTCTTTATCTAAGTACTTACCTTCCCAATCCTGTTGCTCCATCCAAGCTTTAAAGTTACTAAAATATAACCACTCATCACATATAATGCAATCCTTATAATTATCTAAGGTAGCTGTCCTCCGTAATATAGCCTTCCACTTAGAATAGCAAGGGTACATCTTTCCATTATCATCTGTAGTAGAGCCTTCAACATCGTTATGACCTATACCATGTACAAGTCCTCGTTTTCTCATAACCCCTCCTCTAACAATTCTTTGGCTTTGGTTAGTAATTCAATCTGATGAGATATTCTTTCTTCAAGTGGTTCAATTGGATACCCCATTAAATACTCTTCATGAACTTTATATTCACTAGATAATTGATCAAAACCTAATTTCAAAGTATTACCAAAATCAGATAATATTAGTATAGAGTCACCCACTACTTCCATGATCGCAGCATTACTTCTTGGTGTAATTGATATTAATGGCAAACCTTCTGGTAAATAATCTTTAGTTAATTCTTTTAACATAAATTCAACTCCTCTAACTTCTTAATCAAATCATATTTAGTGACGACACCTTCTAAGTCACCCCTCTTCTCACAGAGCCATCTAAACTTATTCTTACTAGCCCACTCACCGTGATCTTGCTTAGTCCCATCCTTACGCTTCTTAGCAAATGGATAAGGTGTCTTAGCATTCTCAAATATAAACACAAGTTCAACATCTTTGCAAGTACTAACTGTAGGTAACCAAGCTTCTAGGTGCTTCCTTACGTACAAGTACTTTGATGCTGTAGCTGAATCTTGAAATCTACCCTTGGCTTCAATTACGTATAATGTATCACCCACCTCAACTAGGAAGTCGTACTCATACTTATGAGGGACGTTATAACTAACCCTATCATCTTTATCACAATGATGTGAACAGTCTGCTAGAGCTGTCTGGTGAAGCCTGAGTTCGAGTTTAGAGTCATAACCCTTTGGTAAGTTCTTTGGTCTAGATGCAAAGTATCGTTTTTTCATTCTAATCCTCCACAACAGCTATAAAATAAGTACTACCTTGTTTAATCTGCATAAACTCACCAATGAACCAGCCTTCATCATTTAGACTGATATTTTTATTGTCAGGGTCATTAGCGCCTAGCATAAGTTTATCGAAACTCGACATAGAGAGATTATAAGTGTAACCATCTGCTTCCACCATAACTATATTAGCTGCCGATCTACCTCTTTCGTAAGTAGAGTACTTAAGCGATAGATTCGTTACAACGTGATTATCAGACTCAATACACAAAGGGTACCTCTCGTTGTAGTATTGATTATCTGACAAACTTGTTAAATAATGCTCTACATAACCAGTATACCACTTTCCAGATTCTTTTTCTACAACAGCTTTAAACTTACGTTTCTTTAATTTACTCATATAATTCTCCTATCTAAATATTTCAACACACTCTTCTCAGCACTGTCCTTACTGCCTTTTAGCATATAAACCAACTGAATATTCTCGTGCATCACATCATACCAACTCTTAGTCAACTCCTCACCAGTATTCCAATGCTTATGAACATATACCTCACCATACTTCTTTTTATACTGTTTTGCAACTAATTCAATAGCTCCATACACTGTATCAAAAGGTCTGCCTGAGAAGTCTTTCAGAAGATTGTAAGCACCTTTAGCTCCAATCCCTTCCACTCCCAACACAGAGTCAACAGGATCGCCATACAATGCTTGCTGAAGGAGAAATAACATACCCCAACCTTTAGTTTTCTTCTTCTTAACATCCCATTCAATGAAACCAATCTTAGTTGGATCACTGAACACCATCTCATCATACTGATTAGGATTGAGAAGCCAACAACCAATGCAAGTAGATGAATCCTTATCTTGACTAAATAACAAACCCTTTTCGCCTTTAGCTTGTGCTCTTGCCTGAACCTCGTCATCACATTCTACACCAACTGTGCTAGCCTTGATGTCTGGATTAGTTAATGCATGTGCTCGTACGGCTTCTAAGTGAATAGGTTTACGTCCATCTCGATCCTTGTATTTAGTTAATGTGGCAAGCTTATCTCTAAAAGTCTTAGCTGATGTAGCAGGTGAGACATAACCTTGACACTTAATAAGACTACCAACCTGTTCATGGATTAAATCAACATTATTCTTATAGATCAGATCCCAAGCTTCAATAGCTTTATCTGCGCCTAAATCTATGTAAGATGTTTCTCGTGTGAGTGTAGAGGGGTCTCCTTCAAATCCAAACTCAGGGTCACAGCCTAGTAAATCCATCTCAAATAACCAAGTCTTACCATCGGCAGCTGAATCAAAGTTAGCTACAGGTATGTTTCCGTCGTAGTATGTGTATTGGATCTTCTCTCCAGCGTTGCTAGCTTTGAAAAGGTCGACGTCTAAATCCATGAATACTATTTCTGGTTTACTTGGTCTCTTCATAAGGTTCTCCTGTCATTAGTGAGTTGAGACATTTGTACAATCTACACTCATCCTTAAAACTCAATTTAGAATTTTCTTCAACATTTTCATATTGATCTTCTATGATTGTGTGAATCACCTCACTTATTTTTTCAATTAATTCATCACTGTAGGTCTTGCTCATAACAACCACTCCTCAACAATACCTCTGATATACTCAACATCTTTCTCAGTCTTAGCATTAAACACATCATAAACAACACAACCTTTGTGATCCTCAATGTAACGTCTACTATCACCTTCAAAAGTAGAGGTCTGAGTAAACATACGGATCAGGAGTACATTCTGATAACCCAGCAGTCCTGTTAAGGTGTCAAACTCACTCTGAAAACCACCATCAGACACTCCATAATGACCACCATCAAGACCTTGAACTAAAGCCTTACCGTAATAGTCTTGACCATGCTTAGGCTTATACACGTTCTCAGAAGTATGTATAAGAGCTTGTCTTGGTGACTTACCTTGAAACAAGTTGTGTGGGACTTCCTTCGTATCACGATTAGAAGCTAACTCAATTACAGTCTCAATATCAACACCATAATAGTCAGATGTGTTCTTATATAATTCTGTCTTAAATGCACGATGTTCAAGGATATCGGATAACTGTTCTACCATGAAATCCTTACCTGAGTCTTTTGGTGCATTGAATATCACTACTTTACTTTGTTTCACAGCACTTCACCTCGCTCATAAGCATTACACATATTGCACTTATCAACCTCATCGGTAATTAGACCAATACCACATACATCACAAAATTCTCCGTCGTCGGCTCCTTTAATAAAGAACCAAGCGAACACTATAATAAACACAACACTAATCAATATAATTAAACTTAATGCCATAACCCTCTCCTACTTTAATTCAAACTCATTAAACCCTTTATATGAGATTTTAGCCTTCTCATACTGCATCTTACCGTTCTTGAAGTAAGCCTTCCACAAGTCACCCGATTCTTCTCCCTTTCCAGATGTAACGAACACCTTATCTGGGTGTCGTGAGCTGAAAGCCTTCATATCATCAAGGTGTTTATACCATTTCACTTGATACACTTCACCATCTGAATCAATGTTGTAACCATACAACCCCTCAAGCTCTTCATAGTAATCATTATTGATCTCTGATAAATCATAATCTGTGTAATAACCCATAACCATCTCCTTTATTCCAGATAATAAAAAGGGCATACACCCTAGCTAGAATTTAATCTTACTAGAATGCACACCCTGTGTAAACTACTTATTCGTAGTCATCTTCTTCTTGATCACCCATATCAAATGGTGGAGTATCTTCTTCCTCTGGAAGATCTTCAAACTCACTCATGTCCTCACCACCAAATTCTGAATCAGATGGAATCTCAAAGCCTAACTCATCATCAAATCCACCTGAGCTGTCTCCACCACCTTCATAAGGTACATGTTCAAGCACAACAACTGTGTCCAGTGTAATAACCAACTCTTCATCACGGTTACGGTAGGCAAAGCATTTAAGTGTACAGATTGAGCCGTTACCAACCTCTTCTGTGAATGGGTTACCTTTTGAGTCTACCACTTTCAATACTTTCTTCTTACCAGCTTTAGTAAACTCTGGACAAGCTAAGCTGAAACCATGTAAGCCCTCAAGAGCAGCATATGCATCCTTATCTAATGGAAACTTAATCTTACCACGATTAGCGCCTTTCTTAATCTTACCTTTACCAACCTCTGAGAAACCTTTGTTAATTGGCATCTCTTCACATTGTTCTAAAGTGTCTGAGTCAATGAATGCAGTTAAGCTCCACTCACGATCATCACCTTCATACTTCTTCTCAATCTGTTTTGGTTGAATCTTAGCATAAGTCACTGGTACACCTTTGAAGTATACGTGACCAGACTCTAGGTTCTTACCTTTAGCAGGTGTTACGACTTTGTATAACGCTGATGTTTTAATCTTAGACATATTCTATTTCTCCTTATTTAAGTTTATTTAGTTCAGTTTGTGCTTTATTTAACTGAGAAGAGAGTTTAGCAACAATCTCCTCCAATTGCAACTCTTTTTCAGACTTTTTGTTAGGTTTCTCAACTAATTTATAACCCGTGATAATGGCAGGTTGGATTTCTAGTTGAATTTCTTCGTAAGGATGCTCATTAAAATCTTCTTCGTAAGTAGATTTCATCTCTAATTTATCATTGATGTATAAGAATGACCCATTCGTGGAGGTGGTCCCTATAAACTCAACCACATCATCTCCATCACACCAAACCACACCATTATCCTTCAACCACTGTCTGACTTCTGGTTTATCCCCATTTCGTAGTTTGAATGGGAAGTCTGGGAAATCTGGAAGAGCTGGTTTCACTTCATAAACTAAGCGAAATTTGTAATCATGTACATCGTGTACAGGACACCCCCGAGATTGTCCGTATAAATCCGTATCTTCGATAAATCCTTTATCACCAGAACCATCAATTGCACATGTATACTCTTTACCAATTGTGAACCTCCAGCCACGATCACTGTCGTCGGTGTAACCCTCAAACACAGCTTTATCACCAACTTCTAACTCACTCCAATCTACAATTAGTTCGCCAATTTTGTTTGTATTCATGACTTCTTTAATCTCCTCTTGTAGGATTAAATCCTGTTCTCGGTAGTCATTATCTACACTCGTCCACTTAACATTAATAGGGTGATCAGAGTATCTATCCACTTTAGTAACCTCACCCAGAGTATCTAATGGGTTATTTTTATAACCACTTGCATATACACTCTCAGGGTTTAACTTAAATTTATCTCCAATTTTTAAACTCATTTTCTAATCCTCCTGAATGTTCATAATTTCAACTTCATTCATACTAGCATGTAATACACTACATGTGCAAATACTTTGTTGAAGTTCAAACTCTTCCATCTCAGATATACCATTAACTGCTTTGTAATCTAATTCAAAATCAACTTCCCAAGCTAAATCAATGGCTTCTTCCTCACTATCTGCTTTAACATCTACTGAAATAAACCCTGTAAATGGGATATCGACTGTGTATGTTTTCATAACTAATCCTCCATCATATTTTCGATTACATCCACAGCCACACCAGTAACCTCTGCAATTGCATAAGCTGTCATACCTGCTTCAATTAATGTAACTACTTGCTTCTGTGTAGGTAGTTCACCCTCAAGTAAACCAAAACCCACATCAACTGTTGTTTCAATAGCGTCTGCTATAAATCCGAACATTTCATTTCTCCTTCTGTTTCGTTTCGATAAGTGAATGATACACTGTTTTAAATTGTGGTGCAAGTGTTTTGTTTAAATTAATTTATCAATTTCATCTGTAACATTTCTACGGGATCTTTTATTAACTATACTAGAAGTTGTGGTTCTCTTGAAGCCATGTTTCCTACTAGCCTCCGCCACCTCCAGTCCGTTTAATTTTATATCCCTATACAAAAGAGCAATATCGTCATCTGGTCGTATTATGGTTTTACCTACATTAGCTCTATTCTCCATTAAACCTGCTTTGTGGGCGTGCCTGATATTAGAGCTAGGTGTAACCCACTCTAGATTTGACACGTGGTTGTTGCTCTTATTACCGTCTATGTGGTTGACTTGCGTGTGTTCTGGTGTAGGAGGCTTTAAGAAAGCTGTTGCCACTAGCCTATGAACATACCTTCTTTTCAGGGAGACACCTACACTCAAGTAACCAGCTCCGTTATCAGAGATAATACACTTTTCCCACTTACCTGATCTACCTGATGGTGCTCTCCATATTGTTCCATCTTCATATACACCGACTTCCCTGCCATTCTCAATTAACACTTTATATCTCATCTTAACTCCTATACTAGTGGCATTCAGCCCAATTACTTCCCACATCATAATCAGCAGCCAGTTTTACTCTAAGATTGTAGTACTCAGCAGCCTGCTGACATGCTTTAGAAGCTAATTCACCTACTGGGCTGAAATGTGTTACCCACTTTCCATTTGATTTTTCATGGACACCTCCTAAGAGTCTACCCTCAATAGCAAACTCTTTTGCAGCATCCTCTGTATCGAACACAAACTCTTTAACTAAAGATTTGTGAACTTGAATTTGAGCTTCATCCTGCTCATCTAATATTTTCATACTAGCATGGACTATATCACCACCCACGAAGGGTGTCGGACGCTATTGGTGTATTACATAGTAAGTTCGTACTAAACCACCTAGTCTCTGCACGTTCCTGTTACGCTTAACAGGCTTCGCTCAGGATTGCCATCACCGTTATGTGTTAAGGTTTCCCTGAATTCATCCGATTATTCGACTACCATTACTGGTAGAAGCCACAATTAAGTCTATGGTACATTATCATCACAGCAGCCTTGCCAACCCAACTAGAATCCTTAAAAGGATTGAACAACAAACCTCTCTTTTCCAATTCGATGTTGTGTATTATATTAGCTTTTTTAGCCGCTATCACACCTGCTGATTGAAAGAGCATATTCAAGATACTATGTTGAGATCGTATGAACATCTTACGCCCGTCAATACCTTTAATATACCGTTTACCAGTTTTCTTCCAATAAGCTGTAACCTTCTCCTTCAATTCTTTTAAAGGTGATGCTGTCTCCCAGAAACCTTCAAACACATCCTGAGCCTTCTGTAGCGTCCAACTCATCTGAGAAGCTACCTTAGGAGGTTGTGCTCCATAAGAGATAGAGTACTTCAAAGTCTTAGCTTCATCTCGTACAATACCATTCGCTATAGCAGTTAGTGTGTGAATGTCATTAGGTTTCTCAGCAATAAGTGCAACTGAGTACTCCTCACCACCTTCATATGGAAGTGTGTAATGACCCTCTATTCGAGCCTCCAATCCAGAAAAATCATAACCAATCTGGTAACAATCACTATCACAACCGAAGAGACCACGCATAGGTGCTCCATACAAGCTTGTAACGCGAGGCACGTTACAGACGACACGATGTTGAAATCGGCTCGTAGCAGCGCCACAGCTATCAGCACCTGTACTAATACGACCATCCTCACGCATATGGGCTAGAAACCCTGTACCATTTGGTGAGAGTATTGCATTACGTCTGTGTCGGTATGTAAGCCACTTAACCACTTGAGACACAAAACCAACAGACTTACCCATACGTTCCAAGTCTCGGCATAAATCCTTATTCTGACCTGTAGTATACTTAGGAGATGTGATCACCTTTATAGGTTTATCTAAACCACGGTTCATGATCTTCTCGTACATCTGTCTAGCTGTATTCACTTCCAAATGATCATAACGAAACTTCTTAAAAGGACTGTTCTTGGTTTCAGTAACATACCGAATCACACCTTCTTTAAACTTCTCAAAGGTCTTCTTCTGCTTCTTACTATTCACTGTTAAGTCGTTATCTGCCCACTCAGTAGGATTCCAGCCCATCTCCACCAACCACTGTTTTAGCTCAGTCTGATGAGCTAGTGTCATAGGTTCGTGTGTCTCAATAGGTTCAACTGCCATCGGTAACGGGTACTCTTTCTTCTTGTACACAAAAGTATACTTAGCATCTTCTTTGTGGTATATGGCTCCTATTTTAACAAACCACTTCATCATTGCCATAGAAGGAGAGCCATCTTTCTTAGACTGAGTTTTTGGCATCCCTTTAGCAAGATCCTCAGTGAGAGGGAAGTCATAAATCTTTCCCAGCATCTCCACTGTATGTTTAGCTGGAACTTTGTTAACAACTCCACCCACCTTCAAAGCAAACCGTGTCATGTGACTATTAAGCTCACCGTCTCCCTTCAACTGAGTCGTTGGCGGTAGGAAGTCTTTAGAGGCAGTTTTACCCATACGCTTAGGTGGCAGAAGTGGCTCAACTTCTGCTGATATCTCTTCCAACCAGATATTCAGCTCTTTAAGATTATTCTCAGCTAACTCCTTATTAAACTTAAAGCCTACGTGCTCACTGATACTGACTAGGTATCGTGTGATCTTTTCAGTCTTGTAGGCATCTTCCCAATCCCATCCAGACTTCTCTTTCATAAGAGCTTTGTAAGTTGCCTTCGTCACTACAACATCTTGCTCATTATAATCCAACATCTCTTCTGAGAACTCACCCCAAGCTTCTTCCTCTTCTCCATACTCTCCTTTGAGGATCCCTAATCGCTTACCCCAAGCTTTCAGACTGTGACCTCCTAGACGATCGGGGTTCAGCACCTTTGACCACACAAGTGTGTCTGTAATAGTACAGGGGTTTCCGTTAAGTGTGTCTTGCTCACCTTTTAAATCAATCTCATAATCAATGTCAAAGTAGAGCGATAACACTCGCATATCAAAGTCTATGATGTTATGACCAATAATCTCAGTCATAGTTAATAGACGTCTCTTAAACTCATCCATCTCATCAGGTCGATACTTGAAGACAGCACCTGTCACCACGTCTTCTATAACTGCACAGTGTAGTCTGTACGTTGTTTTAAGTTTATAAGGGAGTGTGGAGTAGTCTAACCCATTCCACAACAACCCTGTTGTCTCTACATCTAAGTAGCCTCGCATAAATCCTCCTAAGCTCTCATGTTATCCAATTAGCTTTAATTCAAACGCTTGTTAATAACTTAATAACTTCT